GGATCGTTGATGCCGGAGATCCGCAAGCGGTTGATCTCCGCGAGCCGCTCCCGCCGAGCTTTGTCTTTCTGCTCCTGCTCGTACTCTGCCTGGAGGCAATCACACATGCAGAACACAACGATGGGCTCCGTTTCGCCCGGCGGCGTGATCCGGTATTGTTTCGGCGTATGGCAGCGCCCGCAGTAGAGCAGGCCATCTTTGAGATAATATTCCTCGTTCCGCGGGATCGCCGCTGCCGCAGCAGCGATCACAGGAGCGAGGAGCTCGTCGTTGTTCACAGTGTTTCACCTTCTTCCGTGGAGTAGTCCGGCAATGCCGGCCGGCGCTTGCTCTTGTCGCTATAGTTCCCCTCGAGCACCTTCGGGAAATTGTTTGGCCTCACGAACCAATCAAAGGTGATCGTCCAGCCGCGGTCGTTATGCCCTTGAAGGAACTTGCTCTCACCAACATTCGCGATCGCCTGCAGCACGGCCTCGAGACCATACTCTTCTATCCGGCGCTCGAGCCATTTGAAACGGTTGGTATCGCGGACGATCCGCGTCACTTTTTTCAGCCCTAAGCCGTTCCATGCATCGATCACCTGCTTCTGGACGGAAGCGCTCAGCGGTGATTTTTTCTGCTTCTCCGGCTTAACCTTAGATGTAGGATCGGTATCAGAAACAGTATCAGTAACAGAATCAGATACATCTACATCTACAGATACATCTACAGCAATTTCAGATAGGGTATCCATAGGGTATCTTTTTTTTTCTGTTTTCCCGTTTGCAAAGGTGAGTGTTTTCAGAACGTAGGCCTTGAATTCAGGTGATTTGATCTCGTCGGCCTTCTCGATCACGCCGGACGCGAGCTTCGGGCTTTTGGTCCAGTTGTACTTCCACCAGTTGACCAAAAGCACCTCTTTCGTCTTCTGGCTGAACCGAATGACCTTGTGCGTCTCTTCCATGCGTTTGAGGAGATGGGAGACCGTATCGCGGTTGTATCCGGTCTCCCGCTCCATGGCGGTGAAAGAGATCTCAAAGCACCCGGTGATGTTGTTGCAGGGATTGGTCAGCAGATAGAGGTAGAAGTACTTGTCCTCTGGCGTGAAGTCATCGCCGATCTTTGGATCCGTCCAGAATGATTTGTAGATCTGGGCGTAATTCGCCATGAAGACACCCCCCTATCAGAACGGCAGCTCTCCGTCTCCGTCATCGTCCATCTCGGCAAAAGTGCGCTGCGCGGACGGCTGCTCATATCCACCCTGCGGCGCTGGTGCGCCGTGTGCGGTGCTGTACTGGCCGTTGCCGTAAGACTGCGGGGCATTCTGCTGATAGCCCTGCGGAGCGCCGGAAGGCTGCCCGCCGTCATCCCGGCGCTTGCTCTCGCCGAAGTAGACGTTATCGGCCACGATCTCGGCGCTGCGGCGCTTGCCGCCATCGCGATCCGTCCAATCACGGATCTGCAGGCGACCGCTCACGACGGTCATGCTGCCCTTGGTGAAGTATTTGGAGACGAACTCAGCGGTGGAGCGCCAGGCGACGCAATCAATGAAGTCGGTCTGCTTCTCGCCGCCGTCGCGCCCGCTGAAATCGCGATCCACAGCCACGGTGAAGCTGGCCACCGGAAGCTGACTCTGCGTGTAGCGGAGCTCGGGATCGCGGGTCAGGCGACCCATAATCACGATGTGGTTAAGCATCGCTCTTCACCTGCCGGCTTTCGATCTCTTCCAGAAGGCGCTGAGCCTTCTCGGTCATGTCAGTCACCTTGGCAAGCAGAACAGAGGGATCGGGCGCGGGCTCCGGTTCCGGTTCGGGTCTCGGCCCGAGTACCGCCCGCTCCACAGCACAGTCCACGCCGTACTGGCTGCTGCTGTAGCTCTTTTTCAGAATCTCCAGATCTCTCTGGGCGCGGAGCAGCGTCCAGTATTCCGCGGTGGGGATGGTCACGGTGCCGGTCTCGGCGATCATGCGGTTGATTTCGTCCATTTTGTTATCCTTTCTGCCCGAAGCGGGCCTGCATTTCCGGGGTGTCGGTGTCAATTCCGAGCTCCCGAGCTTCCTGTATGGTGCCGTCGATCAGACGCGCCATTTCCTTCGTGTCCATTTCGGACGTGTGTTTGTACACGAGGTAGATATTGAAGATCAGGTCGCCTTCTTCCCTGCTCTCGATGTACTTGGCGTATTTGTAATACTTCACGAAGTCCACGCCAGGGAGAACCTTGAGCGCAACCTTGTTTCCGTCGGCATCGCGGTCGATCGTGCCATAGTCGAGAACCAGACGCTGCTTTACGGCCTCGTCGCTCTCGCCGGTGGCCTGTGCGATCTCATTGACCAGCACATGGAAATAGGCGTTGGCGTTCTTGCTGCGCTTCCGGCGCCACTTCTTCACAGCGACCTCAACATCGAAATCCTTGAGCGCGTCATAGCCCTCGCGGAAATCGGTGTCGAGCTCTACCGTCAGGCGGGCCTTGCGGTTGACGCCGTAGGAGAAATCGATCAGACGCCCTTTCATAACGCCAACCAGTGCTCCTTGTAGACGCTCATGAGGCCATTGACGTCGAGCCATGTGAGGAACGCATCGACCGTCGGGATGATGCTTCTGGTTTCCTCGCGCCTGTACGTCTCATGCCAGACTTCCATTCCATTGGAAATCCGGTAGACAAACACATCTGCGCCAGGAACCAAATCGAAGTACATCTGATGCTGCGTGCTGTCGAAATACTTGCCGCGCTCGTACTTCTTGGAGAACTTGATGTCGGTGATCTCCCCGTGCCCGAGAGCATCGAGACGGCCATACAGCAGAATGTCCATTCCGTGGATCAGAACAGTCTTCTTCGCTTTGAACTGCAGCTGACAGCCGCGGATCTCTCCGGCGATCTGAGCGGCGGCTTTGTACCAGCGATCTTCCGGATCGGCGCAGCCGTTGAGGACATCGGTCACGAGATCCTCAAAGTCGATGCCGTTCTGCATCGCCTCGGTCGTCTCCGAGGGCTCGCGCCGGAGAGTAGCCAGAAACTCAGCAAAGGCGTCTCGTTCGGTCGTTGCGTCTTCGTAAGGGTTACCCTTCATTGCGTAGAGCCATGAGGACAGGAGCGAATGAGTGATCATGTAGCGGCTCATTATTCCGCTCCCTTCTGTGCCTCCGGATTCGGGGTGTACTCTTTGAGCACCTTGTCAAACATCAGGCCGCAGGCGGCAATCTTGGCATTCCAGATCTTGCCGAGCTCGGCGCTGGAAGTCAGCACGTGCTTGAGCTCCTTCCACTTTGCCATGGCGGCGTTGGCCGTGTCGGCGTCGGTGATGGTCTCGATCAGTGCCTTGCCCTCGGTCATGACCGCATCATAGGCAGCCCGCTCAGCCTTGGCCTTTTCGAGCTCCGCCGCGGACGTGGCGTTGTACTCCGCGAACAGATTGGCGAGGAAGGTGTTCTTCGCGCCGGGCGTCAGCTCGGGAACGGTGTACACGCCATGCACGCCGCGCGTGCCCTTGGCGAAATACCGCTCGCAGTTGGAGAAGCCGATCGTGCGGGAATTGCCGCGCATCTCCATGAAGCCGCCGAGATCCATGACTTCCCACACGGAGTTCTTGGAAGAGCCCTCGGCCTTGATGCGGAGTTTGGTGTCGTCGCCGTCCTTCTCCTCAATCGCGTGGAACACGATCACGATGTGCTTGTCGAGCTCGTAGATGCAGTGGTCAAGGAACCGCTGGAACTCTTTGCCGAGCCAACCGTAGCCCTTGAGGGAGAGGCTGCCGTCGCGCTGCCCGTACTTCGGCTCGATCTTCCGACCGTACTGGCCCATGATGGTGAGGAGCTTTCCGCCGGTGTCGATCACGATGGACTCGAACTCGGCCAGATTCGCCTTGACGGTCTGGAGCTCCATGTCGGAGCAGCCAATGCCGAGATCGCGGCGCAACTCGTCATAGTCGCGGGGCTGCGTGACGCCCACGGCCATGTCCAGAACCTCGCGGTTGATGCGCTCGGCCGAGAGGTCAACGTCGATGTACAGGGGCTTCGGTGCGGACAGCGCCAGAGTGGTCTTGCCAATCCCGGGGAAGCCGGCGATCAGCATGCGGATCTTCTTATCCGCAAAGGTCATGTTTTCGGGTTTTACGATCATGTCGTTTCTCCTTCCGTTTCGGTGTCAAAATCAACTTGCAGCCACGGATGCGCGGCCAGAATTTCAAATGCCAGGGCTTTGGCGGTCGTCTCGTCGAAGCCGATGTAATCCGGCTCATCGTTCCGGAAGCCCTGCGCTAAGATGGCGATGTCACCAACGATGGGCGAACCGTAGAACAGCGTTCCGGCGATGTTGATGGGCAGCTCGAGGATCATCCCCTCTTCGTTGCACAGGAAGATCAGAGGATCATTCAGACCGCGCGGCCGGACAGATTCAAAGTGCCCGCCGACGAGCTTCTGCAGATCGCGGAAATCAAATCCTTCTTCCTCGGTAACGGTGAGTTGCCGGATCTGCAGATGCCCGCTCGACGTGAGGACGATCACATGTTCGGTCATTCTTCGTTCCTTTCCGGGAAGCACTCATTGACTTCCCATGCATCGCTCGACGTGACGCAGAGATCACAGCCGAGCAGGTTGAACCACTTGTCGTGGTAGATCTCGCTGCACTCGCCGCCGCAGACGGGGCAGACAGGAGCGGGCGGCTCGTGGCCATCTGGCCAGCCGGTGCGCTCACAATTTCTGATGGTCGGATGATCGAGGACGATCACGCGCTCATCGCCTCCCTCTGCTTGACGAGCTCAAGATATTCGAGTATAGTGATGTCGGTGCTTTGCGCCTGAGGCCGTTCCCGATGCAGCGGGGCGGTCTCCTTTTTTGCGCGTTTGGACCGGCAACCACAGGCTTCGCCCGGGTCAAGGTTGGCGCCGCAGTCAGGGCAAGGTCTGAAATATGCCATGCTCTCACCTCCTTTCAAATTCACGCGCACATATACCGCGCGAGCTCAGTGACCAAGATGATGTACTTGTTGCCCACCTTGACCACCGGGAACGCGGAATCTTTCAAGAGCGTCCTGCGGTCGCATCGGATCAGCCTTTCGGTCTCCGGCATCGTGAGGACGCTCTTGCCGGGATACACGGCCTGAATCAGATTCAGAGCATCGCGGTATCCCACTTTTTCTCTTGCCATATTGGTCAACTCCTTCAGGTGGTACACAGGATTTGATCCGCAAAACTTACGCGATGCGTAAGTCCGGCGCAAAAAAAACACTTCCAGCGATGGCAGGAGACATATGCAGAGCCGCCGCCAGAGCGTCCATGACCTGCACGGACGGGCGGATCGTCTCCTTGAGGATGCCGGAAATCGTGTTTCTGTTGACGCCAGAGGCCTTTTCGAGTGAGATGATCGTGTCGAAACCGTTGTCGATCATCAGCTTCCGCAGAGCGGTTGTATCCACTTTGTACTTCATGTTCTCACCTCCAAACTTACGTGGTACGTAAGCATAGTAACAGACAAATTCTTTTATGTCAACACATTTTGCGTAAGTTTTTTGGAATTTTTCAAAAATTTATTTGCATTTTGCGTAAGTACATGATATATTTTATTTACTATAGAAGAAAGGAGAGATCAGAATGTCCGTGATTCACGACCGCATAAAAGAGCGCCGCCTTGCGTTGGGCATGACTTTGGCCCAGCTCGCTGAGCTGACCGGCGTAAAGGAAGCAACAGCGCAGCGGTGGGAAAGCGGAAGCATAAAGACTATAAAGTATGACACCATTGAAGCATTGGCCGAGATCCTACACTGCACCCCGCAATATCTCATGGGATGGGAAGCAGAAAACGAGCCCGCCCCGAGTACCGGGAACGAGCTCGATGAATCTCTCGTGCAGCGCCTTATGAGTTTGACTCCTGAGGAGCTTGTGAAGGTTGACGCTTTTGTTCAAGGTCTGTTAGCATCGCGCTGAGGAGAACCTTCTCCTCAGCCGTGAGCATGGAGACGATAGCTCTGGCCTGTTCTTCTGTCATTTTATTTGGCGTCCTTTCCGCTATGGTACCATAAGCTATTGCGCGAACAGATTATAACATAAAGTTACAAAAAGTGTATAACTCGGAAGAAAAAGACGAAATAAGAAAGGAAAACATTATGAAAAAGTGCATGGCGATCCTTGTCTCAATCATTCTGCTGATCCTGGCAGGATGCGGGAGCACACCTCAGCCGACAGAGCAGGCCGAAGCCACAACGCCGGCAGCGGCGGAAACAGAAGCACCGGAATCGACGCCGACCCCCGAGCCGGAGTCAACAGATCTGGAGGACAAGTCCTTCGAGCCGTTCTTCACTTACGACGGCAGCGGCGATGACGTGGTAACCGGCATCACGACGGAATACATTTCATTCCTGCGCGTGACGCATCTCGGAAGCGGGCACTTTGCGATTAAGGCCCACTATGATGACGGCGATTCCGACCTGCTGATCAACACAACCGATCCGTATGACGGCGGAACTACATATCTCCCCGCCGAGAAGGAAGTCACTCTGGAAGTCACTGCACAAGGCGATTGGCATGTTGAGGCATGCAGAATCGGTATCTCCTCGACGGATTCCTTCACGTGCAACGGTGATTACGTGACGCCAATCTTCATCCCGACCTCGAATGTATATCACATTGTCGGAACGGGCGACGGTCATTTCGCCGTTCACATCTATTCCGACAGAGGCCGCGATCTCCTCGTGAACACCACCGACCCGAATTATGATGGGAAGGTTATGATCGACTACGAGGGTGAGCCTGCGTTCATGGTGATCGACAGCGAGAGATCTGTGACCGTAGAGCCGGTGGCCTAACTTTTGCCTATCTTTTGAAAATCTCACGACCCTCGAAAGATAGTTAGACAGTTAGATAGTTTTAAAAGCAAAAAAAGCCGCCTCGGTGCTGGCACACCAAAGCGGCGGAACGACTAGCAAACAAAACCTGTGTACCACCATAGGATCTATTATGCCTTGTCGCGCCTTTGATTGTATCACGAAAGTGCGTCGAGGTCAATCAAAGGAGGAAAAAATATGAGTAATCCGAAAAAGGGAGCCAATGGGCTCTACACCGTGACCGTCACCGTTGAGGAGGACGGGAAGAAAGTCAGAAAGTTCTTCCGCGGGAAAACCGCAGCGGAAGCCAAAAAGAAAATGATGGCCTACCAGAAGAAACAGGAAGTCGGCCGCACGTTCGGAGAAGTCGCCGATGCGTGGGAGGACTATCACTGGAAAAGGATCAAGCCCGGCACACAGGTGTCATACCGGCCGGCACTCAATCGCGCAGCTGATACCTTCGGCAAGATCCCGATCAGCCAGATCCGGCCGCTCGATGTGCAGCACTCTGTGACCGCGATGGCCGATGACGACTACGCGCATCACAGCGTCGTGATCTACCGCAGCGTCCTCAATCAGATCTTCGACTATGCCGTGCTGCATGGAGACATCGAGACCAACCCGACGCTGACAGTGAAGATCCCAAAGGGCCTCAAGTCCACGCGGCGCGAATGCCCGGAGCAGGTCGTGCTCGATACCATTGACGCAAACGTGGAGCACCCTTACGGTCTGTTCCCGTTCTTCCTCAGGTGGACAGGCCTGCGCCGCGGGGAGCTTCTGGCACTCCAGTGGAAAGACATTGACTTGCGGCAGAACAGGATCAGCGTCACGAAGTCCGTCTCCTATGCCGAGGGCAACAAAGCGAAGGTGACCACACCAAAGACCGAAGCAGGCACCCGGCCTGTGATCATGGTAAACAGGCTGGCCGAGCAGCTCAAGCCCATCGCCGGCAAGCCGGAGGAATATGTCTTCGGCGGCAAGACGCCGCTGTCTGAGCGAGAGTATCGCTGCCGGTGGCGCCGCTATTGCATCGACGTCGGGCTGTACGAGGAGAAGATCGTGTTCCGCTACGACGGCCGAAAGAAAAAGAACGTGCCGCACACGATCAAAGTTCCGACCCTCACGCCGCACCAGCTCCGGCATGCATACGCCACGATGTGCTACGAGATCGGCGTCGACCCGAAGGACACGCAGCTGCAGCTTGGCCACAGCAAGCTGGAAGTCACCATGGACACCTACACCCACGCGAGTAAGCGCAGAGAGCTCGAGGTCGAGAGGAAGCTGAATCTGGCCTGATCCTGCTCGTAGGTGCAACATTAGTGCAACACTTCGCGCCTATCTCATGCTATGTGGTGCTACATTTTGCTAAGCTCCACACAGCGGAATAATTGAATACCGTAAAGCCGGGAAACCACTGAAAAATAAAGAAAATCGGCTAAAACCAACGGTTTCAGCCGATCTTCTGTTTTGGTGGAGATAAGCGGGATCGAACCGCTGACCTCTTGAATGCCATTCCTTAAAAAATCGTTGTAAATCAATGCCTCGACGCGCATAGTGCTACAATCCGTCAACACATGCCCATGCTGTGGATTTTGGTAAGCTCCTTACGGTATGCCCGTAATTATTTTCCAAAACCGACATGGAATGTGCGAAAAATGTTATATTCCAACGAAAGGAGTATAGCTATGATCAGGATTGTTCTATCCAGGCTGCTGGGCGAGCGGCGCTGGACGCAGGCAGATCTCTCAAGGGCGACAGGAATACGAGCTGCTACTATCAATGAATACTACCACGAGATGGTAGAGCGCGTCAACCTCGAGCACCTCGATGCGATCTGCAAGGCCCTCGACTGTGAAGTGGGAGATCTCCTTGTGCGAGTGGAAAGCTGGGAGCCTCCCCCGCCGAAGCCGAGGCCGCGCGAGTACGCGCATAAATAGCGACTCCAACAAAAGGACCCGGATGCGGTTTACGCGTCCGGGCCTTTTTCATATTTCCTTTCCGTCAGGGAAAACGAATCCGATTCTCGCTTTAGCGCCGAGTGCTTCAGCGATCTTCTCCCATTCCTCCGGCGTGAGTTTGCCGGTAGTCAGGCGCTTATGCAAATTCTGCTGAGACCAACCAAGCCGCCTTGCCAGCTCTGCGCCGGAGACATTTGCGTAGCCGAGTGCCATGTCAACAATCTGTTTTGCTGTAGCCATAATTTCCTCCTGTATCGTCAATTGTCTTGCTGTGTTTTGAGTATAAACCAAACAGTTTTATATGTCAATAAAAAAGTTTTGGAAATAGCCAAAAAAGTTTAACTTTACTATTGACATTCACAACCAATTAGTTTATATTAACAACAGAAAGACACAGACACCCCACCGACAACAAACAGGAGGAATACAAAATGCTGATCAAGGAACAGAACTTCGGAGTGGAAATCGAACTCACCGGCATCACCCGCCGGAAGGCCGCGAGCGTGATCGCCTCGTACTTCGAGACCGAGAGCTGGTACATCGGAAGCGGATACGACACCTACGGTGCCCGCGACCGCAAGGGCCGCACGTGGAAAGCGATGTCCGACGGCAGCATTCAGACCGTCCGCAAGAGCCACGGCGCTCTGATCGCCGCCGGCCGCGAATACTCCTGCGAGATCGTCACCCCGATCCTCCAGTACGAAGACATCGAAGACCTGCAGGAGATCGTCCGCGCTCTCGTCAAGAAGGGCGCGATCGCGAACAGCAGCTGCGGAATCCACGTCCACGTGGACGGCGCCCGGCACGACGCCGCAAGCCTCACTCGTCTGATGAACTTCGCCATCGGCCGTCAGGATCTCTTTTACGAAGCCCTGCAGATCAACGACCGCGCCAACCGCTGGTGCCGGAAGATGAACCGCACTCTCCTCAAGGCGATGCAGCGCGACACCGAAAAGACCAAGGCCAGCATCGAGCGCATCTGGTACAGCGTGGCCAACGACGGCTACCTCGGGAGCATCGACCACTCCCACTACAACCACACCCGCTACCACGGCATCAATCTCCACGCCTTCTTCACGAAGGGCACGGTCGAGTTCCGGCTGTTCAACGGCACGACCCACGCCGGAAAGATCAAGGCCTACGTTCAGTTCTGCCTCGCCATGAGCGCATGGGCGATTGAGTGCCCCAACGACAACCTCTACTTCAAGTCCGTCAAGAACTACACGCAGGAGCAGAAAGCCGCTCTCATGAAGCGCGTCCTCGCCCACCGCCTCGGGCTCAAGGGCCGCGAGTTCAAGACCGCCCGCCTGCATCTGACCAGCGCCTTCATCACGGAGGCGCCGGCAGCAGAGGCAGCGTAAATAAATCTTATCCCGCCCCGGAGGTCACGAGGGCAGAAAGGAAAATCACATGAAGTACTACCTCGCCTACGGCTCCAACCTCAACATCGAGCAGATGAAGCACCGCTGCCCCGACGCCAAGCGCGTCGGGAGCACGGAGCTCTCCGGCTATCGTCTCGCCTTCCGTGGCCGCCGGGCGGGCGTCCTCACCATCGAGCCGGATCCCGAAAGCTCCATCCCCGTCGGGATCTGGACGATCAGCGACGATGACGAGATCAGCCTCGACTTCTACGAGGGCTTCCCCCGCCTCTACCGGAAGGAGACCTTCACCGTTCAGCTGAACGGAGAGACCATTGAGGCCATCATCTACATCATGAACGAAGGCCGCCCGATCTCGGCGCCGAGCGACTACTACCTCGAAGCCGTTTCCGACGGCTACAGGGATTTCCGCTTCGAGCTCTTCCCCCTGATGGAGGCGCTCGCCGACACCAGGGAATAACAGTAACGCCCTCCCGGCCGGGCAAAAGGCCGGGAGAAAGGAGAGGACAATGGAGAAAGCAAAGCTCCATGTTGAATGGGTCCCGTGCGTGAGCGCGTACCGGCTCTTCGATCCGAAGTACCCGGAGCAGACCGTCGCGTACATCGACTCGATGGAAGAAGTCGAGAGATCAGAAGCAGACCACCCCGAGTACGACTTCGTGCTCGTCTGAGAAAGGAGATAGTCATGTCCGCATTGCAGACAGTGTTATACCAAGGCGGCTGCCTTAGAACATACTCCAGAACAAGCAGTACCGGTATCACATATGAGGTTTGGGCTTACGGCGAACTCGGATTCCTCATTGACAACAACCGCGCCGACGGTGAAATGAATTCGCTTTATGGCCTTTACGAGAAAGATTTCGCCGTGCATAAGGCAAAGCTCTTGGCCGAGAGATAAGAAAGGAGCTTATTTATGACTGACAGGCAAAGGAAGATGATCGATGGGTACATTCCAAGCCCACCGGATCCAGAGCTGGATAAGGGCTTCGAGTATTACATGCTGGACAGCGCTGACCGGGTTATCAAGGTTAGGATTGTCAGCATAGCCGAACACGATGACAGGGGGATCTATCAGGTGGTCCGGGAGAATGGCCAAGGCGTTTATAACGCCTCCGGCATGGTGGGCTTCGGCTTTTATGAGGGCTGGTATTACAAATCGGCCCTGTACGACAACAAGGAGGACTGCCGGCACCAGGAGCATCTGATGTACGATCACTGGGAGCAGCTGCGCGAGCTCCAGAGAGAGGAGGCTTCCCAATGACCAAACCCACCATCCACTTCCACAGCCGCAAAGAGTCCGGCAACATCTTCTTCATCCTCGGCCTCGTCAGCCGTGAGATGCAGAAGCAGCGCCGGATCACCGAGTACAACGACCTGCGCGACCGCGTGACGTCCTCCGGCTCCTATGCCGAGGCTCTTGCCGTCATCCGCGAGTACGTGGAGCTGATCGACCTCGACGGCGAGTTCTGATCAAGGTTGCAACCAACTTGCAACTTTCAGCAACTTTCATAGCAAGTATGTAGGGAAACATACTAAAAACCAAAACTCAAGCTGAGAAACGCAACAAAAAGCGCAGAATCTCAACTTGAGTTTTGATTTTTGTTGGCTTAATCTTCACTTCCTCCGCAAAAATGAAAAAAAGGCCCGTAGGACTTTCAAATCCTACAGGCCTTTTTCATTCGTAGAAGCCTTCGATCTTGAAGACATACTGGTAGGTGTCGGTGTTCGACGTCGCGGCCGTGCCATACAAGCTCGTCGCGCGCGTGACGGCGAATTTGGTTTTATCGGCGCTCACCGCGCACGTCAGCGAGCCCAGACGGTTGGCGTCGTTCGGGTTCTGAAACAGGATGCTGCCGATAAATACGTTCTGGCTCACCGTCTCCTTCGCCCTGTCATCCAGAGACATTTCAAGGATCACAGCCGGAGTGATCGAGGAGTCTGCCGCGGTTGCGCCTGTTTTTCTGCCGGCCTTCGCAAAGATCTTGATGCGGGAGTAAGGCGTCAGATCAAGGCCGGTGAGCTGCCACGCGAGATTCGCCGAAATGTTTGTGTTCAGCGCAAGAAGGCCCTGCGACGCGTTCTGTACTTCCCAGACGACCACAGGTTTCCTCTCGAACTCGTTGAACACCGCCGCGGTACTCGGGTATTTCTCCGCGCTCTGGCTGTTGGCCACGACGCTCTGCGCCTTGTTGTGGACGCCCTCGAAGGTGACGATGTTCGTCGTGGCGAGGACGCTCTGCGGATTCAGCGTGAACACCATGTTCCTCTGCAGGCCCTGATACTCCACTTCCCCGATAAACTTCACATCGCCGTTCTGCACATCCACGGTCTCAACCGCATCGCAATGAAACCGCGTCGTGCCCCAGATCACGTCGAGCACATCCCGCTTGAGCGGGTTCGTCAGATTGGAGAGCACCGTCGCATACACGAGCGACGACGCGTGGGTGTCCACCGTGCCGTCCGCGTTCAGGAACACCAGATGATAGGTTGGCAGCGCAACGTGATCGTCCACGTATTTTTTGTTCGCGGCGTCATAATTTGAGGCAGGCTCCGCAACGCCCCTTAAAACCGCTCTGTACCACGTTTGTTCTTCCCCGTGCGCATACCCTTGCAGCTGAAGAACCGTGCCCAGATTGTCATCCAGAGCTTTGGAGAGCGTAATTCCGGCGTCGTAGTCCTCGTTCGGGATATCGAGCGTCAGATTCCCGCTGATCTTCACGTTTCCGGAGATCTCCCCGCCCGTCTTGTCGAACTTCAGCGAGAGCGCAGCCTTCACCAGTTCGATCAGCTTTCCTAAGGCGGCGGTCATTGCAGCCTTCATACTGCATCACCGCCTTCTTAATTGGAATCCCAGAGCGCCTGAACCTCGGCAGCGGTGATCTCCTCGAGATCGAACGCGCTGCCCAGCACATCCCATGCATAGGTGTTCGGACCGGTCTCCACGCAGACGACGTTGGTGCCGGCACTGTAGTGGACGCCGGAGCCCTCCATGAATGCGGCGGTCGTGGTGAAGGCGTCCGTCACGTTGTACACAAAGCCCAGATTCGCCGCAGAAGGCGCGGGAAGGTTGGCGAAGGTCGAACTACCCTTCGGCTTGTAAATACCGCCCACAGCCGAAGCAATCGCGCGTGTGACGTCCTCCTCGCGAATGTACTGGCTGTCGTTCTGGAGCTCGCTCAGCTTCGTCGGAACGGTGGGGATTGTCGGCTTGTTTTTGATGAAGCCGTCCGCCTCCGTGTTGGTCTCGTTCCAGTCGGGCTGAACGTTGACCTCCGCGTTCTCCTGAATGTTGGCGAGCTTCTGCTTTTCGGTATAGGTGTAATCGTTGGAGGAAAGGCCCTTGTCGTCTTCCTTGTCCACCTTGCCGCGCAGCGCGGTCTTGACGAGCTGGATCAGCTTGTCGATAGCAGCCTGACCGCCGTAATCTCCGCCTGTCACTGCCATAAGATCACCTCTTTCTCAGTATCGGTTCCAAATGTCGACGATCTCGAGGATCGTCATGGGCTGCAGATCCTGCCCGTCGAGCACCTCGCTCATTTCGTTTCGGATCTCCACAACCTCATTTCTGGCGGCCTGGGCTTCATCCCGTGCCGCCTCGGCGGCTTCCTTGAGATCTGTCACGATCTCAATCGTGATGGTTACCCAGCCGCCTCCGGACTCTCACCCTCCGGGGCGTCCTCGGATTCCCGGGGCGTCGGCTTGATATACACGTTGATCGGCGGCTTCTTCCCGCGCGTCTCGCCGGAGCTCATACGCAGCTCCACCACGCCGCGGCCCTTCACGGCGAGATCCGTCCGCGTCGGGCGCCAGCAAATCGGGCTCTCGCTCACGCCGGCGGCGATGATGGTCTCCTTGCCGTCCGGTCGCCAGTACACGGCGGAGAAGGTCGCGTCCGGCCATTCCTCCGCCCATTCCGGGAAGTGGAACTGGATCTCGGTGTATTCGTGCTCGTCCTGCCGACCGATGGTGAATTGCTCCTCGCTGACAGAGCACCGGTCGGCGTCGATCTTTACGATTCTCATGGTTTCACCTCACAAATAACCTGCGGGAGCAGAAGCCCCCGCAGGCACAGGTTATTCTTTTTTCCGGAGCTCCTTCACGTCTTCCTCCAAATCCGAGATTCGGTGGTTGGCGACGTCCATCTTCTCCTCCAGCACGGGCATCCGTCGGGCGAAGTTGTTATGCTCCCGAACCTCACGCGTCAGGCCTTCCAGCTTCGTGTCGGTGACAGCCTGTGATTTCTCCAGCGTCTTGGTCACGTTGTTCATCGTGGCCCTGCTGCTGATTATCACGCTGAATACCACACCAAGCAGGGCAAGCCCGCCCGTGATCATGGAGGCAATAACAGCATCGCTCATTTGCGGTCCCCCTCCGTCAGTTGTTTATAAACCTGATGTGCGCCGGTCGCGGCCAGACCGCTTACAACGCCGATGGCCATGGCCGTGAGCGGGTCCGTTGCCGGAAAGCCCTCAATCATGGTTCTGCCGATAAGACCGAGCCCGCAGCCGACAAACCCGCAGATCACAGGGATCCACTTGTTGTTCAGCTTGTCCGCGGTCTTCCATGCGAGGCCGATGAGGAACGCGAGCACAGAGATCGCAGCCACCGGCACAAATCCGAATTCAGTGAAATCCATCCCCAGCACCTCCCGTCACTTTTTCAGCGCAGCAAGCTCTGCCTTCAGATCCGCAATCTCCTTCTTCAGCGGCGCGGTCAGGAAGTCCGCATACCGCACGAAGATCGCGCTCATCTTCGCCTCGGCGTAGGTGAGGTTCACGTCCGTGTCGTCCTTCTCACGCGGGGTGCCGCCGTTGATGGCGTCGGCGTCCAGCAGCTTCTGGATCTCGTCTCTCCACCAGCTCGGCACGTCCTTCGCGTGCTCAAAGGCAACGGCTCCGGTGGTGTCCTGGATCAGCTGGATCAGTTCGGTTCTGCTCATGTTGATGTCCTCCTCGTGAAGTTTCTTGTTGACGTCCTTGCGGAAGCCGTCCATGGTGTAACTCATGCCGAGCCCGCGCCACAGGTGTTCCGGGTCGCCGTGGTTGGTTGCGATGCCGCGGGCGTGGCCTTCCTTGTGGGAGATGATCACGCCGTCCTTCAGCGGGTCAAGGTTGAACTGCCGGCACAGATGCGCGAACAGCTCCACCGCCGCGTTATAGGTGCGCGTGGCCACCGCGCGGGCCTGCGCGTAGTCGGAGCAGGTGAAGTTCGAGCCGCCGGTGTAGCGGATGCAGGCGGGCTCGCACATTTCGACGCCGACGTGCGTGTTGTTCGAGCTGCCGCCGCCGTGCCAGCCGCGGAAGTTCCAAGGCAGCGTCTGATAGACGACGCCGCTGTTGCCGTCGATGAAGCCGTGCACGCACGCGATGTCATAGCTTTCCTTGTTCCAGCTGTTGATCAGCACGCTCGCGCTCGGCTGCGGGCAGCCAATGCTGTGCAACATGAATCCGAGCGGACCGCGCCGCTGAAAGGTTTCCCATCTGCTGTCGCCAGAAGGCGGGTTCATGTTTCTCTGATAGCACGGGTTTCTTGTCAGGAAGGACTGCTTCAAAATCATAGCCCTATTCCTCCTTTCTCGTTGGCCAGAGATCTTCCGGCCTTTCCTGGTTGATGCCTCCGGTGTTCTTTTTGGTGCAATGAGAAACCGGGCACCCTCTCGAGTGTCCGGTGTCGAGCAGATAGTGGCAGACCTTTCCCGCAGGCCACATCGTTCCTCGGTCGAAAAGAGGCCGGTAATGATAGCAGCCTGTGCACCCCGGGATGTCCTCCCACGTGAAGTATGCGTCGCTCCGCATCGCTAGGCCCCCATCTGTCTGGTGTCGTGAATGTATTTCTTCACGTCGATTCCCTCCTTTCTGACCACGAAAAAGAGCCACCCCGAAAGGGTGACTCAATCACTTAAGAAATCCGGCGCCTCGTTCGACCCGATGATCGCGGTGAACTGCCCGTCCATCTCCGCGAGCAGATCCTTCTCGGCCTCGGTCAGTGCCCGGTGCTGCTCGATCTCCGCCGCCAGCTGCTGGATGATCTTGAGCATGAGCTCCACGAGATTGCACAGCGCCTCAATTATCTGCAGATTCGACATTCAGCTTCCTCACGCTCCGGCTTCGTGATGGATGAACTCTTTGTAGCCCTCCACCGCGTCCAGCTGCTCGTCTGCGATCATCACATGAGCGGTGATGACGTCGGCAGCATTCCACAAGGTTTGGCAGACCCCGTGAAACTGCATCTTGGCAGATTCGAGCGTGGTGATGCCCTCGGCGTGGACGCTGAAGCTTCCGTTGATGACCTTGAGAATGGCGTACTTCATGATTTTCTCCTCCTAAAATTATGATTTTGCTGCGGCGATCTCGGCCGCAAGGGTTGTCTGCACCACGTTCGTGTTCACGGTCAGCGCCGCGCCGCTCGCGATTCTGGATACCGCCTTGAACAGCGTGCCGTTCACAACGATGAGGTCGCCCGCGTTGTAAGCTCTGGACGCCCGCATGCTGTCCTCGCGGTTTTCGAGGAGCATGCCTGTCAGCATGGTGTTCGCCTTCTCAAGCGCTGCAACCGCCTCCGTCAGCTCGGCGCGGGTCATGGGTTTCTCGTCGGAACCATCCGGAATTTCCGGATCGTCGTCCTCCGGGTCGGGAAGGTGCGCCAGAATGGTGTCGTATTCCGCGACGGTGATGATCTCGGCCTCCCGCGGCTTCCGCATTCCGTTCCGAAAGCTGTAGGTTTCCGACATATCCTCGCTGACGATGCCCTGCGCCTGCTCAAACGTGCAGCGCAGGTCACGTCGGTGAACTCTGTCGTATCGAACCCACGTCGGATTTTCCAGAGCTTCCGCGCCAACGACTTCGCCGGTCTTGCAGTCGATCACCTTGATATAGACCATGTTCGACCAAATCCTTTCTGTAAAGTTTCACATACAGAGCCCACATGCTCTGTCGGGTGTGCCATGCGTCAAACCTCGATGCGTAGCCATCCCACGACGCCATGTTCCGCGCTACGTCCTCAATCGTGATGATGCCGGCGTCGAGCATGCGGCGCATTTTCTTCAGCTTTCGCCGCTGCACCGTCACGCTCCGGCGATAGATCTTCTTGATGACCTTCCCGCTCTCGGTCAAGTAAAACCTTGTCTTGAGCCACGTCGTGTGCGTCAGGCGCATGATGTGCGTTTTCTTCTCGGACAGGCGGATACCCAGCTCGGCGCATACCTTGCGAATCTGAGCCAAACAGCGCTCCAGGAACGCCTTGTCATGGTGGATCAGATATGCGTCGTCCATGTAGCGCCCGTAACCGCGCACACGCAGCTGCTCTTTCACGAAGTGATCGAGCCGGTTCACGCTCACGAGCGCGAGCACCTGCGAGATCTGGCTCCCGAGTCCGAGACCGACGTCGCCGAACATGCCGATCAGATGCTCCGTCAGTCCGATGATCCGCTCGTCCGTGAAGTTCTTCCGGAGAATCCCGGAGAGCACTTCATGGGAAACGCTGTCGAAGAACGCGCTGAAATCGAGCATCAGCACCCAGCCGTCCGCGCCATGCTTCCGGTAGTATTCGTGCAGATGCTGCTCATACCGACGCATCGCGAAGTCATAGCCCTTCTTCGGCATCGTCGCACCGTTGTCGTGAATCAGCGTCCGGGCGAGGACCGGAACCAGAGCGTTGTCGCAGAGGCAGCGCTGCACCACGCGCTCCCCGATCACGGTGGAGCGGATGTGCCGCTTTTTTCCGCGCTCAACCAAATCGAACTCATAGAAGCCGGGGCTTTTATATCTCCCGCTGTGCAGTCGCTCGTAGGAACGGTACACCTCAAGCGGAGCGCGGGAGATATATTTTTGTACCGAGCTTTTCCACGCCACGCCGCGGCGGCATTTACGGTAAGATCGGTACATGTTCAGATAGCTGAAAACCTTGTTAAAGCTGTCATGACGAGCGTTCGCGGCCGCGCGTTTTACCGCCCGCGCTGCCTTGCGCCGGCGGTATCTCGCTTCTCTCCGTTCTTCGCTTGTCATGTTCCACCTTCATAAAATCCTCCCGTATTCATCGGCGGCAGGCCGCCGCGCCACCGGGCATGAAATGCGGCCATACCTGCTGACCGCACCATGCAAGCAGCGTCCGCCCGGGCGCATCGAGAGGAATATTTACGCTTTCGCGAGGGTTCCGCGCTCCTTCTCTCCCTCACAGATCTGAGTTCACCCCGTCGATAGGGTTACTGTCCTGCCGTTCGGAAGCCGCTTGGGAGGGAATCCGCAGAGCACGCCCAGAGCGTTCGAGGCGTTGTTGTTGTTGTTGCCAGTGCCAGACGCGGTGACGTTGTAGAAATTGTTCGTGTTGCCGGTGTTCGGAGAACCGCCGGTAACGGAGACCGCCTCTGCCACAATTACAGCGCAGAACCCATAGTTTCAGTCCGGGAGCGTTTTGTATCGCTCCCGGTCTTTTTTGAGTATGCCGCGGATCAGCCGATCCTCGTCGTCGATCAGTGCGATCCACTCCGCGTGTGCGGTTTTTTCGATGCCGATGACCTCTGACAGAAATTCGATCTGCTTCACCAGCTCGGCGATCTCCGCCTGCGCGGTCAGAAACAGTTCCCGCCGCATCTGTGCCTCGCTCTTGGTCAGCGGATAGATTCGGTTCGCACCGTTCACGCAGTCCATGATCTTCGCCGTCTTGGAGAGCACATGCCGCTCCGCGTATCGTCGGTACCGCACCGGAAAGTGCGAGCACTTCCGAAAGGTCTGCACATGCAGCTCCCGCGCGTTTTGAAGGAACTGCGTTTCCGATTGCTTCCGCTTGCTTTTGATCACAGACATAGGCATCACCTCGCCATGACAATATAGCACCGATGCAGCCGCCGAATCGCAATTCGGAAAATGATTACGGAATCCGTAATTTCAGAATTTCTGAAAAAATTCGGCCGCTTCGCGGCAGTCTGTTCCGGCGCCGCAAGGGGCGCCGGAGTTTTGGGGGCTGTCTTGCCGCCGCAAAGGGCGGCAGATCAGCCCAGATGATCAGATTTCGTGCAGAAGCCGCAGAGCACGCCCAGAGCGCTCGAGGCGTAGTTGCCGGTGCCAGTGCCAGACGCGGTGACGTGGTAGAAATGGGTCGTGTAGCCGGTGTACGGAGAACGGAGCCACCAGGAAGCGCCGCCGCTTCCGCTTCTGGTCGTCATGATGCGGCTCGGGTTATCCGTGAACACAGTGAACACGCGGTTCATAGCATCAACATCGCCGTCAATCTCACTCACAAAGTCGCCGAAGTTCGCCTCATACCGGCTCGGCGTGAACATGTAGCTGTTCACTTCCAGATACTCCGTCGCTCTGCTGCTGTCAACGACCGAGCAGTACCGCACCTTGATCTGCGCCATGATGTACTGCAGATGGTACGGCAGCGCGGGCTTCACGCGGTTGTGCAGATAATTCCACATGGCCGACGGTGCGCCCCAGCCGCCGATATTGGTTGCGCTGCTGTTCATGTAGTAGGTGGAATTCAGCAGATGATCCGGGAGCCATACGATGTCCGCGAGCTCGCCGCTTTCCACTTCCTTGAAGTGATACTTGCCTGCGGCGATGTAGACGATTTCTGTGTCGCTGATGTTCTCGGAGCTCACAAGGAACCGCACCTTGTCGCCATCGTGGACGTAGACCCACGGATTCGGTGCCTTCAGGCAGATCCACATGAACTCGGAGAAGTTGTAAGCTGCGTGATCGCTCGTGTCGTCGCTATAGAGGTAGGTGTAGGTTCCGGCCTCCGCGACCACCGCAGGCTGAACCGGCGAGGAGAACACAGCGTAGATATCCATGTCCGCGACCACGCGGTTCGGCGTGTCGCTCCACCCGGAGAAGACCGCTCCGGTTTTCACCGGTCTGGTGCCGCCGTAGACGGCCGCCGTGCCTGCCTCAACCGTCTGCGTGTCGAGCAGCCGCGCGCGGCTGCTGTCGTACCAGTACCGCACCGTGTAGGTCTTTGCGCCCTGCGTATAGCGCGCCGTTACCGTCAGATCCTCGGTCACGTTCGTGAAGGCTTTATCCCACCCGGCGAAGGTATAGCTGTAGTAGGCCGTGCTCGGCCGGGTCGGAATCGGGATCGTGCCGTCTGCCACAGGGTTCGACGCGTCGCTGCCGTGCCGCACGTTGTATTCCGTGTGCAGCACCGATCCGTCATAGTCCACGAAGGTTACCGTGTGCGTCGGCACTTCCGTACCATAGTCCACCGTGAAGTCCGGGAACTTCTCGGCCATCGCATTCAACTCTGGCCTCGTGATGATCGTGAAGAAACCATTACCGGTCAGCACCGGAGCCGCCTGGTTCCCGCCGGTTCCTGTGTAGCCGGATGCGCCGGTCAGCGGAATCACCCTGTCCGCGTTTTCAGCCCGCCAGTCAACGCCCAGCAGGCGGATACGGTTCGGCTTGACCTGACTCATGGCGATCAGATCATAGGTGTCGATCATCGGCGTGCGCTCCACCCACACGTTAGCGAGTCTCGCGCCGCTCATGCTGAACTCCTGCAGCTGCGTCAGACCTCTGGCCCACAGCGTGGTCAGCGCCGGGAGCACCGCTTTCTTGATCGGCGCGTTTTCTGCAAACATCACGCCTGTAAAGCCGCTGCCTTCGGCGTAAATCTCCTCAAGGAAGGTCATCTTTGTCAAATCAAGCGTCTGGATGACGTTCGGCAGGCCGGACAGCACCAACTTCTCCATCAGCGGCATGTTCTCAATCGTCAGAGAACCGCCGTCAGTGCCGATTGTCGTGTTGGCATATCCGGATTCACGAGAACCATATTCCAACTCTGTCAGCTTCGGCGCGGACGGAACCGCGAAGGTCTTGGAGTAATACGCAGGCAGTCCGCGGATCTTCTTAAACATTCTGGCGCCGCGCACGCGGATCTCGAGGTCGGTCGGGTTCGTTCCGGCCGGAGCGACGAGCGTCACAGTCTGACCACGCCTGGCCCTCGGGTGATTGGTCGCGGCAGCGTTGCCGAAGTCGACGCGAGGCCAGCAGTCCGCGTAGACTTCCACCTCGAGCGTCAGGCTCGGCTCCACACCCTGCCATTCGGTAGGCCTGTTGCCGCGCATTGAGATAAAGTCGTTGCGCCAGAGATCTCCGCCGTACTTCGACGCGATGTAGTATTCCTGATAGGTCTCAAATTGCTCGCGCTGATCCTCCTTGCGGCCGAGCATCATCGGGAGGAATCTCGCAATAGGCTCAGCCGGAATGGTAAACGGCGTGATGTATTTGAACCACATGTCCTCCGCGTCGAGGGCGACCGGGCGCTGCTGCTGGTAGTCGCTGAATTTCTTCAGGATGCGCTTTGCATCCCATGCCCCCGCGCTCTCGCGGTCAATGTACATGGCGGTCAGCTCAGAGCTCAGGCAGTCGCGCACATTGCACCAGATCACGCTGTCATGCCCGTTGAACACGTACGCGTTGCCAACCATGTCCGTGTCCTCCATGCCATAGGTGAAGGTCAGGCCGCCGCTGTTGTCGTTGCCCTCGGCGGTGTCATCGTCATAGTTGTTCCGCAGCGTCCAACGATAGGCGTTGAGGCTCGGGATCCAGTCATAGGAGTAGAACGTGTTCTTCGCGCGGGAGTCCACCATCAGATGCCGCTCCGTGAAAAGGTAGTGCCAAAGCAGCGAGTCCACCACGAAGTGATCTGCGACCTCGGCCTTAAACTTTGCGCGGCGATAAGCGGCCGTGTCGTTCGTATACTGCACATTGTCGTACACCGCGTAGCTGGGGAGCGCTGCGTTCGTGGCAGACGCCGGATCGGTGCTGCACACCCACGCGTGCACCTCGCGCCACGCCGCGATCATGCCGGCGGTCGGGTTCCCGTCGGGATAGCGGAATTCAAAGTCGTCGTCATGGTCGTCACCCTTGGACACCTGGCAGCCCTCGAAGGTCTCATAGGCTGTGATTGGGCCTTTGAAAACTGTAGCCGGATTGTTGTTGTTCCGGATCTCGATGCAGCACTGCAGATCATGGCCGGCGCTCGTGTGTCCGAAGACCGGCACATTGTTCTTGCTGTTGATCATGTCTCCCACGAAGAACAGCAGCGTGTCGCCGGGGTTGCATGGGCGGGAGCCGACGGTCACGACTTCGGTATTTTCGGGCGGGTTCGTGAAGAACACCACGACCGGGTGGCCCTCGATGGTATCGCGCGTTCTCGGGTCAGCCTGCCGCGCCGCGCAGACGTACGGGTTGAACAGATGATATTCATCTGCCAGACAGACGTTGTTGGCGTTCTCGCTGGAAGCCACGTTCGCCTTGATGCACAGCCAGTTAACAGGAATGGATTGATCGGTCATGGAGTATGCGGTCAGATTGTCGCCGTCCTCCGTCTGCCAGTAGGTCGCATTCTCGAACCGGAGGTCAAGGTTCGGCGCCGCTGCGAAATAATCCAGCGAGCTCGAGCCCTGCATGCTCATCAGCACGTTTCTGGCCGTCCAGTTATGACGGTTGCCGCTCTGCGTCGCGCCCGCGGGATAGACCTGCTGTACCGTGCAGGGCACCCTGTCCTTTTTGCCGGTGGTCATCTTGCTCGCCGTAATCCTCAGCTGCCGCAGATTCGGCGCCGCGATGGCAAGCTTGTTCGGGTCAAGGCTGCGCGCGCTGTCAGTGGAGAAAATGTCGTTGTTGTTGAACCGGGCTAGCATCTCCTCCACACTCTTAGCGTCAGCCACCCAGTTTTTCAGAATGTCCGCGCGGGTCAGCGACGCCTTGTACATGCGAACCTTGTAGACCCACACGTCCGCGTCAGCGCTTCCGATGTGGACATACTGCGCCGCGCCGCCCTGCTCGAAGGAGTCGTTGCCGTAATAGATGACGCGGGAGGGAATGCCCTTGAGCCAGATCATCAGCAGGCGGCCCTCGTTGCGCGTCGAGATGTTCACGTCCATCTCGATCAGCCGTTCCTCCACATAGGGCACGCTCGCGCCCTGACCGGAGGAATAGACCGTCGTGTTCTGCGCGTTTACCACAATGCCGGGGTTGCCGGTGCCGGGATAGCAGCGGATCAGCTCAGCGTCGTAGTCGCGCACGTTCTTCGATTTGAAGATCAGCTTGATCTCCTTGCCGCGCACCGGGTCAAACTCTCCAAAAAAGCTGATCGGCAGTTCTGCCCAGCTCCCGCGCTTGACCACGAAGGCCGTGCCGTCCTCATCGGTCTGAAAGCCGCCGTTGGTCCAGTCGAAATTGGCACTGAACAGCAGCGGGTGATTCGTTCCGTTCTCGTCCGTATAGCCGAAGCTCGTCCGGTTGGCTTCGCTGTTGTTGTGGCCGGTCGGGTCGAGCTTGAGTTCCAGGCCGCCGGTCACTTCCTGAATTCCCTCGTCCACGTCCGTCACCGTGATCACTGCGGTGCTGCCGTGGCCGCCGATATTCACGCCGAGCGTCACGCTGCCGACGGCCGTCGCGCGGTACTGCCATGTCTGCACGTTCCGGTTCACGGTCAGCGTGTTCACGGGGTTCCCGTTCACAGTCTCGGTCACAGTCGCACTATCGGCGTTTGCGGGATTGTAGGCCACAAACTGCACGTTGACTACGCCGTATTTCTGTACCTCGGTCTTGTCCACCTTCATGGCTACGAACGGCGTCACATTTCCGCGCTCTTCCCAGAGACCGACGGCAACGAGCGGCTCCGTGGAGAAGGACGAGCCGTTCACCGTCGCCGTGATCCACGCCTTGATCTCATGGGCGCCGTGGCTTTGTGCCGGAATCGTAGTGTTGATGGAAGTGCCGCTGCCGGTCGTCGTCTCGGTGTAGATCTCCTGGTGCACGCCGTTGGCGTCCGCCACAGAAAGGTGGATCGTTTTCTCGCCGATGCCGGTCGGCACCATGACCACAGGCAGCGAGCCGGTGCCCGCAATCGGGAAATCGGAAAGGCGCCAAGTGAGATCGAACACCATGCTGGTCACATGCCACGTCAGGCTCTTTCTCGTGCCGAGAGAGTCCTCGATGGTGATACGCACGTCGTTCTTCACGCCGTCTTTCAGATACGGGCGAATGTTGAAACTCTGGTCGCCCTGTTCCACGTTCGGCTGCACGGCAACCTGAACCTTGTTCACCGCCCAGTAAACGCTCGTCGCCTCGCCGGTGTCGTTACCGTCCGTGTCCGTGCTGGACCACCGATAGCTCAGCATGACCGGGCTGCTGCCGCCGGGAATGGCGAACGAGCTCGCCCCGGTGGTGTTTTTTAGAACAATGCGGCTGTCGTATCCGCCTCCGCCACCGCCGCCGCCCATGTCAGACGGTACGGGGATTGGCGTGAAGCCCTCGATGTCCTCATCGCCCATCATCAGATGGAGATAATAATTCTCGCCTTCATCGCCGCTTTCGTCGACCTTGTTGAATTCACCGCCGTCGAAAGCGAGACCACCGGGCACTTCAACGCCCTGCCCGACTTTCTGGCCTTTGGCCGTGATGAACAGGCGGTTCAGCCCTTCATCGACCGCGAGATCCATTTCGTCCACGGCACCGCCGGACTGCATCTCCTCGAGCGCCTGCTCTGCTCTGCGGGCAAAGCCTTCCGCATCACTTGCAGAGGCCTGTGCGATCAGTTGAGACCCGGCTGCGGCAATCTGCGCGTCAAGCGCCTGGTCTCTCGAGTCCGCCGCGTCGGTTGCGCTTCCAGCGGCGGCTCTGGCCGATGCCTGCGCGTTGGTTGCGGATCTCTCTGCGGACGCGCTGTGCGTCGCCGCGCGCTCTGCCTCCTGCTCGGCGGCATGATAAGCTCCGGTGGCCTGCTCGGCGAGAAAAGCGCAGTCGTTGAAATACTGCTCGCAGGCGTCGCGAGCCTCCGCAGCCTCCGCAGCTGCGTTGAGCGCCTGATCCAGAATCGAGGGCGTGTAGTCCTCCGGATCTTCGCCGGTCACGGCCGCTGGCGCGTCCACGCGGATCGCCTCCGGCATGAGCGTCGTGGCCAGCTTTGCGCCGCTGTTCGCGCGGCCGATCAGCGTGATGTACATCCGGCCTTCCTCGAGGTTCTCCCACGGGATCACCGTGCCGGATGCCTTATAGAGCACCTCGTGGATGATGTCGGTATACTGATCGTCAACAGCCTTGGTTCTGGTCAGAAAGACAACCGTCTTGGAAAGGCTGCTCCATTCATCGTCAAGGTCGAACTTAACCGAGATCGTCTCCACGCTTTTGGCGGGAAGCACGATGTGCTTCTCTACCCTTGCGATCCGGTCACGGATCTTTACGGTAAATTCCATATCGTTTCCTCCTTATGCTTTCACCATGCGGCTGATGGCGACCTTCGACCCGCCGAGCGTGAAAATGCTTCTCTGAGGACGTACGAGGTCGATGCTCTCCTCCATGATCGGCACATAATCATCAAACTCATAGCTCGGCGAAATCACGCGCACCCGCTTTCCAATCTCAAGCGGTTCAATGCTCTGGTCCACGTAGCTCCAATCGAGCGCTTTGGCGTCCACTCTTACGGTCTCCTGCATTGCGCTTTCGAGATCACGGAGCGATGCAAGCGCAAGGCTGCGCTTGTCCGTGATCTCGGAGTAAGTCTTCGTCATGATCCGGCGAAAACGCACGCCGGCATTGAGATACAGCAGCGGGCTCCCATAGTCGGAGAAGAAATCACCGTTGGAGTATTCAAAGTCGGTGAGGTAGAGGTTGTTATCCGCGTCCTGCACCTGCTGCTCCTTCGGCTTTTTGCCGATCGGGTAGATCGCGTTGTAAGTGCCGCTTGCATCCTCGGTGATCTTCAGGGACTTGGTGTCGAGCCCCTGCCCCTCGCGAACGATTTGCGCGCACGTATCCGTGATGCTGCGAACCCATTTGAATGCGTACTTCGTGCTGAATCCGTAATACTGCGGAATGATATATCCGCCGCAGTCCTTGATCAGATTCTCAATCACCGTCCACGTTGCCGTTGGGCTCTTCGCTTCAATAGAACGAAGAAACATCGGGAAGCCGCTCACATCAACGGAAAAGGTCTGATTCACACCGCCCATATTCCCGTGTGCGGTGATAATCGCCCGCATGACGTTTTCCTCGTACCCGCTGAAAGTCGCAGGCCCGATCAGCGTATCCTTGAGCACGCACAGAGCTCCCTCCGCGTCGATCGTCACGGCGCCGGGCTTCGACCTTGTGTTGTCGGTGCACCGGCCGTTCCAGACCACCCGGTCGTCTTTCACGACCTCGATCAGCGAGTGCATCCTGCGGATATGGCGCTCCTTGGCGGCCTTCAGAGGGATTGTGATAGACAGCGAACCGGCGGCACTCACCTTTCTGGTAAGCTTCCCTTCGCTGATGCGGTAATCAGGGTGCCTCTGATCTGTGAGAATTTCGCCATCACAAAGAACCTGATACTGATACATCAGAACAGCCCCCTCCGATATTCCATCACAATCAGTCCGGCATGATCTCCGTCGGCTTGCAGCGCCGGAACGGCAAACCACGCCGTGCTCCTTCCCGCGGTTAGTCTGGTGTCAAGAATCTCCTGCCAGGAGCCCTCCGGCTCGATCAGAATCACCTTGCCGTTGTAAACCATCAGGCATTCGACAGGAGCACTCAGCTGCGGGATCACGCGCTCCCTGCCGTTCTCGATTGTGATGCCGGCGTCGGCCTCCAGCGGGATCAGCACCGCGCCGTACCAGCGGTAGTCGACCTGCATCTCGCAGACGAAAACGATATAGACATATCCCGTTCCGCTGCGGAAATTGGACGGGTCGAGCTTTTTCCAGAACGCGCTGCGAACCTCGAAATACCCGCCATATTCCTTCACCTGCCGATACTGCTGGATGAAGAACGCATAGTTTTTTGTCGGATCGACATTCAGGCGCCACGCGGACACCTGGCCTTCTTCGCCGCGGATGATAAAGCCTGGCTCGTTATCCTCCTGATACGGCCCGGCATGCGCGTTCCATTCGTTGGTGTACTGCGCCGTAGTTCTTGAGTTGTCCAAACTAAAGTCGCTGGATTTCAGATAGATCGTGTAAGGAATCTGGAACTGCATGTGCTGCTTGAGCAGCTCGCGCTTAAACGGGTGCGCGTCCATCTCCACCACGATCTTCGGCATGATGGCATACGGCGTGTAGGACGTCACGCGCAGCCGCCCTTCGTAGTAAAAATCGGGGTCGTCCTCAAAGATGACCTTGCTTCTCCGGCCGTTGAGCATGGAGAGAAGATCATATTTATCCAGAGCGTAGGCAAACTTCCACCGGTCCTCCGGCGACACGCCGAATTCGATCTTGATTTCACGGTTCTCGAAGCAGACGTCGCCGTCCACCTCCGAATAGTCGATCACGCCGTCGACGCCTGCCGGGGATTCCGTGTCCGTCTTCGGTTCCGGCAGCGGGAGCGTCAGCTTCTCGATGGTAAGTCCGCAGTCCTCCCGCATCTTCACGCCGTCAATCGTGCAGCCCTTCGGCATCCGGCGGCGTTTCATCATTTCACTCATGCAAAGCTCCTCCCTTGCTCAATCTTCGCGCGGTAGCCAAGCTCCTCGTCCAGAGGATCAGCCAGTGCACCCACAGTCTCGCCCGTGTCGAGCACGACCTTCCACTGCCGGATCGCGTCAATCACGCGGCCGAAGGTGTTCTCCATTCGGTCAAAGCGCTCTGCCAGCGGCTCTGTGTCGAGGCTGAGCACCTGCGCGTCGCGGTCCAGTCCGGATTGCATCGCCCCGTCAAACTCCACTTCAAGCCCTTCGAGTTTTCTGGTGTCCACGCTCACGTCAAGGCTCATGTCCGTGGCCTTCTGCATCGCGCGGTGCAGGCGGTCGGCGTTCTTCTCGATGCCGACGATGCCGCCCTCGATCACGTTGGCGTAGATCCATTCCGTTTTCTTCGAGGGAGACTGCACCGCAGCCGCGGCCTGCGCCACGGCAATGGAGTGCGTCACGATCTGGCGGATCGTCGCGTAGAGAGAGCTGCTGCGGCTGTTCATGCCGGAGATCATGCCGGCCACCACGTTCGAGCCGACGGAATACATCTCGCTGTACATGCCGCTCGTTCCGCTGCGGATCGTGCTGCGGAGCGAGGAAAGCGTGCTCTGCGTCTGGCTCGTAATCTTCTCAAAGCCGTTCTTGAAGCCCTTGGAGCATTCCTCGCCGGCGGTCTTCGTCTGGCTCTTGATCTGGTTGAATCCTGCGGTCAGGGCCGTGGTGATCAGCGAGATGTTCGCCCGCGCTCCCTGCGCCACGCCTTCATCAAAGTTTTTGCCGATGTCGATACCGACCTTCGACGGGCTGTGCTCGTCCAGAGCGCCCTTCGCGCCGTCGGCCAGTGCGTCGCCGACAGCCGCGCCTGCTTCAGACGCCGAGCCCGTGTCGCTCGCGCCGTCTGCAACGCCCGCAACGAACTGCAGGCCCGCCTCCGATCCGGCGTCTGCGGCGTCGTCCACGCCGCTGGTCAGCTTTTCGTAAACCGCATCGATGGCCTCCTGCGCGGTCTCGAATTTTTCCTTATACTCGTCGATGGCGCCGGAGCCCTCGCTGATCGCCTCGTTGAGGTTCTCCTGCATATGCTGGTTGGCTTCCAGCTTGTCCTTCAGATCGTTCACCGTGGAGCTCTGCGCGGCGAGCTTTTCCCGCAGGGCGTCGACGCGGCTCTCATGCTCCTCCTGTGAGCCGGAGTGGTCATGCTCGGCAGCGTCGAGCTCGTCCATGAGCTGCTTCTGCTCGCGCAGCGCCTCGTTGTACTGATCCTCAAGCGCCTTTCCTTCGGCCTTGGCGGAGGCGAGCTCCTGCACCTGCTTCTCGTGCTCAACGAGCATCTGGGTGTAGGCCGCGACCTCTTCCTTGTACATGGTGTACATGGCCTCTTGGATCGCGAGGTTTTTCCATTCCTCGATCTGCGCCCGGATTGCCTCGGTACCGCCCTGGATATGACCGGTGTTTTCATCGATCGCGATATTCAGATCCGGGAAGAGCTCCTTCAGCTGCGCGAGGATGCCGTTGTACTCTGCCTGCTCATCTGCCGTGAGAGACGCCTTGGCGCCGAGCTCATCCAGACGGTCACAGAGCTTTTCGCCCACGAGCGCGGTGGCCTCCACGTCCTCGGCGGTCTTGCCGTAGGCCTCCTGCGCGGCGTTGAATTTCTCCACGCTCGCATCCATGGCTTCTGTCATCTCTTCCACGCTCGGAACGCCGTCGTCAACCGTTCCGAAGAAGGTCGCGATGCCGACCGTCAGCGCTGCGATGGCGCTGATCGCCAGGAAGATCGGGTTCGTGTCGAGCACGAGATTGAACGCAGCCGCCGCGATGCTCGCCGCCTTGATGCCCACCGCGAAGGCGCCGATCGTGGTCACGAGCGTCGCGAGCGCTCCGACAACAGCCGTCACAGCCGGAACAAAGCGCTCGTGCGTATCCACGAATTCAGAGAACTTTGAGAGCATCGGCGTGATCGTCTGCACCAGAGTGCTCAGCGCCGGCGTCAGCTGCGAACCGACGGCGATCTTCACGCCGTCAAAGGCGGATTTGAGCAGCGTGACCTGTCCGGTATAGTTGTCCATCCGGATCTTGGCCATCTGCTCCGCGGCGCCGGTGCTGTTTTGAATCGCGGCGGTCAGACTGTTGTAATCATCCTCGGTGCTGTTGAGGATCGCGAGCAGACCGGCATAGGCTCTCTTGCCTGCGATGGCCTGCGCGTTTGCGACCTGTTCCGCCTCGGACATCTGATTGAAGTATCCGCGCAGCTCGTTGATCGTCTCGCTGAAGGTCTTCATCGTGCCGTCGGCATTTGCGCCGCTGATCTCCACCTCGCCGAAGCTCTTTCCGGCGATTTTCACGCTGTCCGCGAGAGAGGAGAAGGTCGTGCGCAGCGCGGTGCCTGCCATGGAGCCCTTGATGCCGTTGTTGGCCATCAAGCCCATGGCCACGGCGACGTCCTCGATGGAATAGCCGAGGGCTCCGGCAACAGGCGCGGCGTACTTAAAGGCCTCGCCCAGCATCGTCACGGTCGTGTTGGAGTTGGAGGCGGCTGCGGCGAGCACGTCCACGAATCTGCCCGTGTCCTTCGCGCTCAGCCCGAACGCGGTCAAAGAGTCCGTCACAATGTCGGACACCGCGCTCAGATTTTCGCCGGACGCCGCAGCGAGGGAGATCACGCCGTCAACGCCGCCGAGCATCTCCTGCGCATCCCAACCGGCGAGCGCCATATAGCCGAGGGCGTCCGCGGCCTGCTGCGCGGTGTACATGGTGTTCGCGCCGATCTCCTTGGCCTTGTCGTTGAGAAGATCGATCTCCTCGGCGCTGCCGCCGGAGATCGCCTCCACCGCGCTCATGGCGTATTCAAACCCGGACGCGGCGTCAACGCATGCCTCAAAGGCGTCTGCAATCTTGTCGAGCATGGCCACGATGCCGGCGCTTGCGAGCAGACCGTCGAGCTCGCTGATGCTGCTCGTCGCCTCGCCGAGCCGGTCGCCGGCAGCGCCGACCTTGTCCGCGGCGCCGTTCATCTTATTGCCGAACTGCTCCGCGTTCTGCCCGGCGTTGCGCATGGCCTCGTTGTTCTGGTTGATCTCGTTGTCGAGCTTGTTCAGATCCGTCTGCGCTCGCGTCAGAGAGAGCTGCCAGTTGGTCACGCCGCTCTTTGCGGCGTCCAGATACCGGTTGTTGGTCTCGAGCTCCTTCTCCAGCTTCTCGGTCTCGGCGGCGAGCTTTGCTTCCTCGGCGGCGGTGTTCCCGGCGGAGTTCTTAAGCTCCTCCATTTTGGCCCTGTTCGCCGCGATCTGCGCCTCGAGCCGCTTTCCGTTGTTGACGTAGCTCTCCTCGGCGTTCTTGGCGTTTTGAAGCGCGTCCTGGAGCGCCCGTACCTTCTCCGCCTGTACGCGGTGCGCCTCGGCCAGAGCAGCGCCCTTGGCGCGCAGCGCCTCCATGCTGTTGGAGTTTCCGGCGAAGGCGCTCTCGGTGAGTTTCATGTTCGCCTGCATCTGCCGCATCTCGGCGTTGATCGATTTCAGCGCCTCCCGATACTGGCTCTCACCGTCGATGGCAAGCTTTGTGCTGATGTTTCTGGTAGCCAATGCGATCCCCCTCTCACGGGGGAACATCCCCCATTACAAAAAAAGACCCGTCCGGCGTTTCCTTGCCGCACGGGTCATGTGCTTCCGATTATTCGATGGATTTCAGCCGCTCGGCATGATAGGCACGGAACTGTGCGCCGAGGAAAAGCGCCAGATCTGCGTAATCGTAGAGATCCAGTTCCTCCCCGCCGCGCTCGAGGATGTCATCCACAGCCTCTTCTCCGAGAACGGCGCGGAATACGCCCTCAAAAACGGCCTTCACGTCCTGCGCCGTGGCCTCGCCCTCGAGCATGGCCAGCCGCAGGCGGTCGGTCTCCGCCTTGCCGTAGTCGATCGCGGCAGCGGAGCGCTCGGAGCAGTCGAGCGTATATTCCTTCCCGGCGATCACCACCGGGCGCTTATGCTTTCTGAATTCAAACACATTCGTCATGGTTCTTCCTCCTCGCCCGCGCCGGTGAGCGACGGGTCGTTTTTGATCATGTTGTGCTGGAGCCGATAGAGATACCACAGATCCATCAGCAGCCCAGGCTTCATGTGCAGCAGCTCGAAGCGGTCAAGCCCGAGCAGGGTCAATCCGATGTAATAATATTGCGCTCGGTGCTGTTCACCGGGCTTTCTTTTTTTTTACGAATTTCCGCGAGACCGAGGTCGATTTCCTTCTGCTCCTCCTCGGTGTACTCGTGGTCGTATGCGGTGTTGATCTCCTCAACCACCGCATTCCAGAGCCGGACAAACACCATCGGCTGCAGCTGCTTCGGCAGATCATCCAGTGAGATCGGCGCAAGCCGCTCATAGCCGTCGTGTTCAATCTTCTGCTCCGCGTCGTTCGCCATCATGACGAACGCGAACCGGAAGGCGTCAAAGCCCTCATCTGTGCTCTCCGCGCTGTTCAGCTTTTCGAGGAAGTCATCCAGACTGCCGTACTGGCGATTGACCTCGATCATCACGCCCACGGAGTAGTTCAGATACCGGTTTTCGCCTTTGAATTGGACTTTCGTCATAGGTAAGTCCTCATTTCGTCAGGATTGGGGGCTGTTTTAGCCCCTGTTGCGCGTTAGAGACCGGGGGCGAGTAAACGCATACCCCCGGTCAAACGCTCCACAGAGGGCAAAAAACGCCCTCTGTGGAAATCAGTCGCCGGGCTCCGCTGCCGGAGCGGAAACCTTGCACTTTCCCTGCACCCAGGCGATCGCGTCCGCCTTGGAGCTGAAGGTCTTGGTGCGGCGCCAGACGCCCTCATCGTCGGCCATGACGGTGAGCGTGGTCTGGGTGGTGGTGAAGGTGATGTTGTTGCCGCGGGTCTGGGCGTTGTCGTTGCCCAGTGCGGCGCGAACACGCGGCAGGAAATAGCCGCGGTAGAACTTCTGACCGTTGCGCATCAGCGTCTGGTAGTAACCGAAGGCGCCGCGCGGAGGCGTGTCGTCCTTGGAGTAGATCACTTCGCCCTCGGTCACGGTCGCGCCGTAGATCTTCGAGGCGACGTCATCCACCATGTCGTCGGTCTCCATCGCCACGGAGCCGTTGGCAAATTCGCTCAGCTGCTCGGCCAGACCGTCGTCTGCCCAGAGCTCGCCCGAGGCCAGCGTCACGGTCAGGTTGGCGGCGACGAGCTTGCCGATCACAACGCCGGCATTCTCGCCGTCAGCGCAGAAGCAGGGATAGCATGCGCCAAACTGTGCCATAGTGTTATTCCTTCCTTTCTCAAAGGCCCAGAGAGCTGAGCCATTTGTCGTAGATTTCTTCGGCGGCGTCTACCGCCTCGTCCATGTGGCTTTCGTTCGCATCGCGGATGAAGGGGCGCGGCGCCTGGCCTTTCTTGCCGAACTCATTGATGAAGGCAACCTCGGCGTTCCGGTTCCCGTCCGCGTTCAGCCCGCGGGGGCGCACATAAATATGCTTCGCGCCGCCGCTGCCGCCGGGCTTGCCGACGCTGATCGATTCCAGCGTCGTGCCCGTGCGGTGCACGCCGTACTGCATGCCGACTTCCTTCTGCGCCTTGGCAATCACGTCCGCCTCGGCGATCAGCATTCGGTCGAGCGTTCCGGAGGCGTCGAGCTGCCCCATTTTCTCAAAGGAAATGGAGAGCTCCGCGAGACCGTTGGTCTCAAACCTCGCCATTGTCCGGCACCCCCTCGAGGTACTCGCACTCGAAGATGATGTGCACGCCCGTCTCGTCGTCCGAAGGCGTGATCATCGGCCAGGTGCACCCGGCAACGAAGAGCGCGATGCACACGTCGTCCTCCACCTTTACGGTGTCCGTGCCCGGCGGGGCGAAGTAGTGCACCTGAATCAGCTGCCGGATGCAGGTCGGCCCGTCGTCCGCATGCGCGAACGGGAGCGCGGTCGCGTTGAAGGTGAAGTATTTTGCTCCCGATCCCGTGCCCGGTCCGGTGTGCGCGCCGCGCGTTACCTTCCCGTGCCCGAGCGGTGACAGGGCGTCACCGATTACCTTGGAAACAGTCATCGGGCGTTCACCTTCCTCACGACCTTGATCTCAAGCCACTTGTTGAGCTGCCGCACGTTGTCGATGTCGATCACCTCATAGGGCTCTGAATCGCCGTAGCGGTAGATGATCAGCGAGCGGTCGAGCAGCGCGGGGTTGTACCGGGTGGTCAGCGTCGCGGGATTGCGGAGTTGAAGCGCCTGATCGCTCCAACTCTCGCTTCCGTGCGCGTTCACCCATTTGCACCGCGCCGGACGGGGCATGTCGTCCTCGTCCGTGAGCACGCTCACCTCGGTTTCCTGCTCCACGTAGTTCTCGTTGGTCTCTCGCTCAACGCGGGAGAAATAGACCCGTGTCCGCAGCTCGCCGGGGTTGGCGGATTTGCTCATGCGCAGCCACCTCCCTCCGTGTCATCCTCCTGCGCATGGCGCAGCCGGATCACGAAGGAGTTGATCATGTCCCTGGCGTTATCGCCCTGCGCGGCAACATAGGACCCGCCGAAGGCGAGCCCTCTGTTGTCGTAGCGCAGCGTTGCCAGAGCGTAAATGAAGAGGTCGTATTCCGCATTGTTCCGGAAGTTCGGGATGCCGGCACTTCGCGCCATGGACAGCGCCGAATCCAGATACAGCTGCAGGATCTCGTCCTCATCCGGAGGATCGACCATATAGGCGCGCAGCCCTTTCACGGTTGCTGCCATACGGCATTCCTCCTCACTCGGCGGCAGGCTCCTCCGCCGCGGGTTCCTCGACCTTCTCGATCAGAGCGATGCCGCGGCGATTCTTCGTGCCGGCAAGCTCCGCAAGCCGCTTCTTGGTGACCTTCAGCCCCTCACGGGGGAAGATGTCGCCGGGGTGATACGGCCGGGAGCCGTCCTGCAGATCCTCGAAGTAGACGATGGTCTTATACATCGCTCTCACCTCCGGATCAGGCGCCGGCGCCGTTGCCGGACTGCACGCGGGCGATGCGGAAGGCGCTCTTCAGGCGGAGCTTGATGTCGTACCACGCGGTGAGGACATACTTGTAGATGCCCGCGTCAACGTCCTTGTCGACGTCCATGATGGTGTCGATGTCGTAGTTGATGCGGCTGTAGCCGAAGTCACCGACGACGGGCTCGGTCGCGTCGTCCACCAGAACGACCTTGCGGCCGAAGAGCATCAGCGGGCGGTCCTCGAAGAACATGCCCGCCTGGTTGAGGTTGGTGCCCCACATGTCGTACCAGTCGGTCGCGCTCATGACGATGGTCGCGTTGCGGCGGAAGGTCATGGGCAGATCAGCCAGAGCCTTGGCAATGGCGGCCTGCTTGGTCGCGCCGGTGACGGCCGTGACGTTGTTGGCAGAGCTGTAGAAGCTCATGCCGGCATAGTCGTTCGCGGGGTTGGCGGCGAACATACGGTTCAGCTCATTGGTGGCAAGGCCGGAGCGCAGGGCGCTCTCGATCTCGCCGACGAGGTTCAGATCGGTGCCGTGCACGATCGTGTCAGAGATCTTCGCGCGAACCTTGACCTTGTGGCGGCCGTAGGCGACGGTGTCGCCCTCAAGCTCGACCTCGTTGGCGGTCTGCTTGTCGGTGATGTCGTCATAGGCGCCGTCCAGATCGAAGATCAGCTTCGGCTCCTCGAGGCCGCGGATGTTGGAGACGCGCATGATGCTGCGCATCGGGTTCTCCTCCACGGGCTCAACGATCAGCTCGTTCTGCATGTTGGTGGGCAGCAGCTTGGAGCCGTTGCCGAGATCGGCGTCCAGCGCGGGGATTCCGCCGAGGGCGGTGTAGGCCTTCTGGATCTCGCTTTCGTTACGGGAGGCGAGCGCGCGGTAAGCGGCGGCCTTGGCCTTGATGCGGACGTCCTTCTCGGTCATGCCGGCGCCGGAGCCCTTCTGCATGGCCATGGCGGTGCGCTGCTCCTGCTCGGCGTCGTCGTGCGCCTTCTGCAGGATCTCGATGCGGGAGGTGAGCTCCTCCATCTTCGCCTTCTTGGCGTTGATCTCCTCCATGGAGGTGTTGGGATCGGCGGCCTTCTCCGCGATCCAGTCGGCGATGCCCTTGCGCTCGGTGTTGAGAGCAAACAGCTTTTCCTTCATCTCGAACAGAGTCATGGTTGTGTTCTCCTTTCTGTTACTGGCGGAAAGATTCCGCATATTTGATGATTTCTTCGCGCTTTGCGCGCTCTTCCATGTCCATCGCCGCAGCCTTAAGCCGCGGGATGAGCTTCTTCACGATGTCGGGTCTCTCGTGAAGATCCGCCTTGACCACGGTTTCCACCGCCTGGTCAAGGTCGTCCGCGCCCTTCGTGACGCCCGCGCCACGCTGTGCGGGCACGGCAACGAAGGAAAATTCGTAGGCGTCCGACGGTTCGTCCAGAAGACCGATGCATTCGCCTTCTTCGTAGGTGACACCCTTCTCATGGCCGTTCGAGCACTTTTCAATCCACGAAAACCAGTTCAACCGCAGTTCTTCCCCGCAGAGTGAGCAGAGTTTCTTCGACCGGAAGCCGATGCTCACTTCCTTCGTGATGCCGGCCTCGATCGAATCGATCATCGGCTGCGTCGTCTCGTTACGGAGCATGTAAGCACTGCCGATCAGCTGCTTTAGCGGGGCGCCGTAGCTCGTCTTCTCGGTCGTGTCCTTGATTTCCGTGCGGTACAGCCGCGCCATCTGACCGCCAGCGCTCCAGTAGTGATCGGTGATCCCGGTCTTGCCCACCATCAGCTCTTTGAGCTTTTTGAGAGCGTCGTCCGTGAACCGTTCCAGATCGCGGTCGATCTCGTTGTCGCAGAGCACCACGGAAAAGCAGAACACGTCCTCAGGGCTGAGCTCCTTCACCGCGTACTCGTTGATCAGACCGATGTCTGCCTGCGCGTCGGCGGGAGTGATGCGAAACGCCTTGGCCTTATCCATTCGCTCCATCCTTCTCCTCCTTCCTTCGTTTTTCAGCCCGGGCGACGTCTACCCGGAGGGCTTCTGCCCGCTTGGAGGCGGGGAGCAGCTTGTAGAGGCTTACCCGCAGCCCCAGCTTCTCGGCCTTCGCCATCAGCTTCGCGATGTCTTCCATGATTGCTACCTCCAAACAAAAACCGAGCCTTTCGGCCCGGCGGCATGCTTATTCATCCGGCGGCTCCTCCCCGCCTTGTCCGCGTTCCAGCTTCGCGGCAAGCACCTTCGGCTTCTGGTTCACCGTGTAATCCAGCGGCGCGAGATCCTGGCTGATCATCGCCACGCTGCCGATCCCGTTCGGGAGCGGAGGATCACCGCGCTGTGCGCGGATCTCATCCGGCGTGCGCGTACCGCTGCGGATATCCTTGTAGTTGACCTCGGCCTGCGTCGCGGCGTCCGCGCGCAGAATCGCGTCCATGGAGAATCGGAAGTGATAGCCCTGCGCCCGCTCTTCGGAGGTCAGGAGCTTTCGGTTGAGCTCCTGCTCATAGGCCGTCACGATCGGCAGCATCGTCAGCTGCAGAAATTCGAGCATCTGCTGCTCCTGCGAGTTGTAGGAGGTCTCGGAGTAATCCCCGAGCAGATGCGGCGGCAGGTTGAACACCATGGCCACATTCGAGCGGGAGATCTTCTCCACGTCGAAGAGCTCGCTGTCCACCGGCGAGAGGTTCAGAACCGACGCCTTCATGCCGGATTCGAGCAGCAGGATCTTCCCGCCCGTTTTCTTGTAGGTCTCAATGAAGTCGTTCACGACCTCGTCGCGCTGCGTCTCGCCGAGGTTCGTCGGAGCCTCGAGCACGACTGCGCTGTTCACGCCCTTCTCAAGCTGATTGAGGTTGAACTTCTGGATCTGCTCGTTGTACGCGAGCGTGTCAAACAGAACCGACACGGGATTCACGCCGCAGACGCCGTTGGTGCTGATAAAGGGGATGTGCACCATGTAGTAGCTGTGCACCAGGAACTCCTCGCCATGATCCGGCTGCACGCGGTACCAAAGCTCGCCGCTCTCCTCCTCGATCATCGGCTGCACCTTCGTCGGGTCGAGCACCGCGAGGCCGGAGAGCTTGCCCGGCGTCTCAAATACCTTCAGCGCGTAACAGTTGCCGCTGGTGTCGCGGCAGGCCTCCATCGTGCGCAGCCACGTGCAGCTTGTCATGCTGCTGTTCGGCGCCACGCTGATCAGATCGTTCAGCGGGTGATCCTTGGCCACGGTGCTGTCGCGGTAGAGGTGTACCGGCATGGCCGAAAGCGCGTTGGAGATGCGCGAAACCGCCGAGAAAAGCAGCTCGGAATTGGCGAGAGTGTAGTCTCCGCGCCGCCAGAACAGCCAGTTCGTCGGCTTCTCCGTGCGGTCTCTCGACGGCACGCTCCCGCCGGCGACGAGCGCCTTCGCGACCGCGCGGACACGGCGCCGCCGCTTGAAATAGTCAAATAGTCCCATGTTGCTTCCTCCTTAAATCTCGATCACGCGGGAAACCTTCTTCTCCGGCGGGATGATGTTGCTGCTCTGCCGCAGCAGCTCCGTATGCGCGTCCAGAAGGGCCGCAAAACCGTCGATTTTCCGGTTTTTGTTCTGCTTTGTGGGCAGATAAGTCGCGTTTTCAGACCTGCGCTTGAGCTTCACATTGCTCAAGTACCACTTAAAAAGCGGATTCTCGTTGAAGATCACGCAGCCGTCCAGAAAGCGCTCTCCGAGGTCGTCAAGCGGCGCCGTCAGAGTAAGCTCGCCCTGGCGCACCACGTTCAGCACAAAGCCCTCTTTCTGCATTGCCTGCACCATACCGAAGGCTTTGGCGGGGTCATATCCGACGGTCTGGATCTTGTAGAGCTCCTTCATCTTGCAGAACCAGGCGAACACGTCCTCAAAGTGAACGTAATCGTCTTCCACAACTGACAAAGCGCCTATTTTCTGCAGATGCTCCCAGTCCAGCTTTTCATTGTTCTGCCGCACCTTTTCAACCGGCACCCAGGAATGCTCAAGCACAAAGACGTCTCTTCCGGACATCGGGAATTCCAGACACGCACTCGTGAAGTCCTGCGTTTCCGCAAGGTCAAATCCGCCGAAGCAGTACCTGCCTTTGAGCATATCGAGTTCCAGATGCCGGTTGTTTTTCCGGATCGTCTGGGCAGAAAGAAAGCTCAACTCGTCCAGCGAAGTGAACACGTTGAGCTGTTTATTGATGAAGTTTGACCGTTCTGACGGGATGGATTTCACACGCTCCCACTCGTCGATCAGATCCTGCAGATCGAGCAGGCGGCCGAGAGACGGGTTTGCCTTGCCCCAGCACGAAATATCTTCCGGCTTGTCGTTTTCGTCGATCTCGTCCACGTAGCAGAACACGCGGTCTGCCGCGCGCTTCGAGATGGCGTCCGATCCGCTGAGGATGTTCTGTGCCAGTGTGTAGAGATCCATCAGAGGGCCGTCAATGACGGAGCCGAGCGTGGTGATATAGATGATCAAGGGCTGCTTGCGCTTCTTGGTTTTGCCCTTGATGACGTTGATCAGCTTATAGTCTCGGTATTCGTGGATCTCGTCAAAGATGCCGAGGTGGACATTGCGGCCGTCAAGGTTCTTCGAGTCGGACGAAAGCGGCTCAAATTTACTCTTCGTCCTGTAGTAGTACATCGCGCGGTTTGTCACGTGGATGTGCTTGCTCAGAAGCGGAGAGGAATTGACCTGCGCCGCACATTCGCCGAAGACGATCTTCGCCTGCTCTCTCGAGTTGGAAAGGGCATAGACCTCGGCGCCGCGCTCGCCATCCTTGGAAAGCGCATACGCGCCGTTGCCGGCGATCAGCGTAGACTTGCCGTTGCCTTGGCCGACAATGACGATGGCCTCGCGGAACCTGCGGTATCCGGTGGCCTTCGAGACCCATCCGTAGAGGTTCATTTCGATGAAACACTGCCACGGAATCAGCTCCATGCGCGAATATGCGCCCTTTGAGGGCTTCAAAAAGTTCTCCATAAAGCGGATCGGGCGCTCGCCGAGCGTCAGATCGAACCGCCACGGATAGCTTTCATCGGTCTGCCATTGCACCAGTTCACGTAAGAAACGCTCGCAGGCCTGTTTTCGCTTCACGCCGCTTTTAAGGTGAACGCCGCCAACATACAGATGGTCTGTCAGCACATCCACTGCGAACTGAACGCCGCGGCTATGCCACACATCAGCAGGGATAGCCTCTAAAATACCGCCCAAAAGCCGCTTTTTTGCGTTTTCATGCGTGATTTTCGGGGTTTTGGAAGCCCGTTTTGCTGTTTTTTTGCATTTTGGGGGATTAGAAGGAGTCGAAGTCATCGCCGGTCTCACCACCTCCGGTGATCGGCGCCACGATGTAGCGCAGGAGCGTCTGTGCCGTCCGGTCAGCCGCAGCGGAGGCGGAGTGATATTCCTTCAGCGCCGGATGGACATACACGTTCTTCCGACCTTTCACATATTCCTTCGTGACCATCTCTCCTTCTTCCTCAATAATCTTCTGGAGCTTATTGAGGTGCGCCAGATGCTCCGTATACCGGCGAAAAGTCGTAATAAACAGAAAAGCGTGCTCGTCAGAGCGCTTTGCAGCCTCATTCAGAATCTTTCGTGCCTTCGCGTTCAGGTCAATCGTGACCCGCCCGCCGGCGTCGACCTCCGGGTTGCCTTCGCCCAGATCGTCGTCGAGTTCCTCAGGCTCACGCTCCATGATTTCGTCGTCCATTTTCTCCCTCCGTTCTCTCGAGTTTGAGTCTATCGTGCAATTTTTGGCCAAAGATGCACGTTGTAAAACCAAAAATCGCCGTTTTTGATTCTATCCGGCCTCCCCCTGCCATTTTCCAAAAAACAGTTACGCCCTCGTGTCGATGCCAAAGAACGAGGGGTTTGCGGTCCGGAACCGCCCGAAACTTCTTTTCAAGGGTAGGGGAGTACCTCTCCGGCCGGGTGCGCCCCACCCCGCCCCGGGGAAACGGAGCGGAGCGGAGCATGACCATACAAAAGTTATTTTTCAGAGCCGTCGCGGATCGCGATGACTCGCACACCAGAGACCTCGCGCTTCCTCTTCCTCTCTCTCGGCTTGGTCTCCTCATGGCAGTACCAGCAGCAGCTGATGAGGTTGGCAAGGTCGAGCGCGAGCTCCGGATAGTCCTTCCTTGGCTTTATATGGTGCACTTCTGTGGCGAGAGTAGTACATTTTTGAGAGAGCCGAAGCTGACACAGGTATCCGTCTCGCTGCAGTGCAGCCTTTCTCACACGAATCCACTCGGGCGAGTGATAGAAAGCAACGGCTTCCTTGTCCTTCTTCTGCTCTGCTGTCTCTCGATGATACCCGGCGCGCGGTTTCCATTTGCTCATATCTTCTTCAGCACCTCGGCTTTTGAGTAGGCATCTTTCCCGCGACACATCATCGCGAGGAAATCCTCACGGCTGAAATCACTCAGACGGAAGACCTCTTCCGGCTTCATGCCCAGCTGCTTACCGATCTCTGCCGTGCTTTTTCCCTCGGCCATCAGCCTTTTGACAATGGCCTTCATAGGTTCCAGCAGATGCGTACCACGTGCACGGTTGTGCGTGACCGTGCCGTAGATGTCATCGGCAGGATCGTCATGCTGTACGATCACCACGGGAACCTTACCGCCGAGCATGGACTTGAGCGGCTCCTCACCCGATACCGTCCAGCGATGGAAGCCATCAATGATGGTGAGATCTGGCCGGCACACGATAGGCAGCGTCCATCCATTGGTGAGAATGGAGCGCACCAGCAGGTCAAGGTTCTCACGGTTGACCTTGTTCGGGTTGTAGTCGTTAGGCGTCAGCTTCTCCCGATCCACCCACTGCAAGGTGGACAGAGGCCCGAATACATTTGTGCTCATTTACCTCCACCTCCTTTCCGGGAGGCTTTGGCATCCTCGGCATATCTGCCGAACACACTGGTGTACAGCGCACGGAGTGAGCGCGTCTTCGGGTCTCCGCGGATCAGCGCCTCATACATCGCCTGGTAGTCTTTCTGCGTAGCGATGCCGCCCATGCGAAGGAGCAGTGCGCGGTAGTTCTTGGCCACGCGCCTCTGATTCGGAGTATGGAAATATTCGTCAGGGTTGGCGAACATCTCCAGCACCTTGGCCTTGTAGTTGATGTCCGGCGCCGGAGCTCCTTCGAGCTTCTTCCGCTCCTTGGTTCTCCGACCGAACATCTCACTATCCCAGTACAGAGCCGCGAGATAGGCGTTTGGTTCCCTTCTGGTGACACGTTCCATCAGGTCAGGGTAATACTCATTCATGCTGACCAATGACTTCGCCGTGTCAACGCTGAAGAACTGAGACACCCTCAGTTGGTTCTTCCCGGTTCCGCTCTGCCAGAGATACAGGTAGATGTCCGGGATCTCGATGTGCTCGCGGTAGAGGTAGAGCCAGACGTCGCGGTCTGTCCAGTCATAAATCGGATAGATCTTTCGGCTGCGCTCCGATCCCGGCGCACCCATGCCCATTCTGGCCATGTACTGCATGCGCTGTACGGACTCTGCAGCACGGACGCCGGTGATCGTGAGACCGTTGGCGCAGATGCGCGGGATGAAGTCCTGGTATGCATCACGCCGAGGCCGCAGCATCGGGTGGCTGCGGATCGCGAACGGCGGAGGCCGCCGCACCCAGACCGCTTCTTTTTCCCGATCCCAACAGATGAATGATTCGTCCTCGGATAAGGTGTTGAAGCAGTTGAAGTGTTTGACCTCCACACAGAACCACTCGAATTTAGCGCCGGCGAGCATGAACTTCTTCCGCCACGTGAGCACCGTCTTCTCAATGCACGGGAAGATGGCCTCCTCGTCCACGAACTGCACCGTCAACAGATCTGCGCGGATCTCTCCACGTTGGATCAGGCTGAGGACGAGATGCGCGAGCGTGAGGCTGTCCTTCCCGCCGGAGAAAGACATGTAGACCGGAACGCCGTTTGAGAAGACGTTCCGGATTCTACGTTTTGCCGCCTCCAGCACATCGATGGAAGCGACGCAGCGTCTTACAGCCATATCGTTTCACCACACCTCGGGCAAACGACAGAGCGGCGGACATCTGCGGCGGGCTCGTCGAAGGAATCCGCCGTTTCGGTCTGCGTCGGTTCGGTTGGAGCGGCTGTTGCGCTCTGGATGGCCTCTCCTGCCCTCTCCATGGCCTCCCTGTCCTCATTTGTGATGAAGCCATAGTCGGATACCACCTCAGTGATTTCCTCGGGCATAGAGACCATGGACTGGAGAATTTCGGCGTCAAAGCCGGGAATATCGAAGTCACCGTCGAGATCCACAAGGAAAGTCTCGAAGGCGTCCAGATCGTCAATGCCCAGATTGAAGATCTTATTGTCCGCCATCATCAGCTTTTTCTTGTCCTTCTCGCTCAATCCGGTGACCTTATAGACGTCGGCCTCCGTCCACCCTAGCCGGAGCAGAGTGGCATAGAGGCCGTTGCCTGCAAGAATGGTGCCGCTCTCGTCCACCACGATCGGGCGGATCTGGCCGAACATCTTCACGCTGCGCTCAAACTCCGCGAGCTGGGCGTCAGAGTGGATGCGGATGTTCTTCTCGGGCTGTTTCAGCTCGGATAGCTTCATCTTCTGCACCTTCATGCCGCCTGCACCTCCTTCCGAGGAGCGAGCGCCAGCGAAACGATGCCGGAAAGCAGAACCGCGCAGAGGCAGCCGATGGTTTTGAGAGTGGCGTCACCCGTCAGCGTACCGGCGATGAAAAGGGGCATTCCAATGCACATGGAAGTTAAAACACCGCCGAATACGCCTTTCGGGTTCAGCTTTTTACCGAGCAAGGTAAACACTGTAGGAAGCATCGTCGTGGATCTCAATGCGCCGTAGATGAGGAAAAGAGAGGTGACGGTGAGACCGGGGATGTTGGCGATGCCGACGCCCAGAACGAGCAGAAGAACCATGGCTTTCTTCGCCGTTTTGAGATCGCCGCCGAAGTCGCTGGTCAAGGATGCGACAGCGCAGAGGTTCGAGTCAGCGGTGGAAAGTAAACCGGAAAGGACCATCAGCATGAAGGGAATCATGACCCACCGCGGGAAGAGGCTGCCGACCAGCTCAAAGTTCACCATGCCGGAATCCCAGGCGACATAGCCGGAGCCAGCTGCAATGAAGCCAAGGACGCCCATTGACAGGGGCACCATGGCGAAAAGAAACGCTCCCAAACCGAAAGCGCGGCCGATCCGGTTCTCGCGGATCGAGAACGCCCTCTGCCAGAAGCACTGATCCCCGAACGGCGCGGCCAGAAGACCGATGGCCGTCGGAAGTCCAAACGAGAACAAGACTTTCAGCCCGTTCGCGTCGAACAGATATTTGAAGTCGCCCGAAGCTCCGGCGAGGCCGGAGACAAGATCAGAGACACCGCCGCCGGACAGCGCCCAAGGAACCATGAGCGCACAGCATCCGAGCATGAACACCATCTGCAGGGCGTCGGTCAAAACCGAGGCCTTGATTCCGGAGTACTGCGAGTAGGAATAAGCGATCGCGGCAAGAATGATCGTCCAGAGCCAGAACGGCCAGCCGGTGGCCACGGACAGGATCTTCGCGCCGGCGAGCAGCTGCACCCCGGTCGAGAGAATGGCGAGCATGGAGAGCTCGAACACGTACACGCCGTGCACGGCCTTGGATTCGTACCTGGATTTCATATAGCCCGAAAGCGTGATTCCCTCCGGCATCTGTTTTCTCATGCGCTTTGCGAACGGGATGAACAGAAGCAGGCAAATCACGTTCGGAACGAGGAACCAGAACAGGCCCGGCGTGCCGGATGTGTATGCTTTTTCCGCCGACGTGAACAGGGCCGGAGCCCAGATCCACGTTGCGGCGATGCTCATGGCACTTTGAACGGTGCCAAGGTTGCGGTTGGAAACGTGGAATTCATTGATGGTGGAAGACCGCCGCGAAAGCGTGAGCGTCACAGCGATCATCAAGGCGGTGTATGCCGCCAGTACGATAATTGCGTACATGTTATATCCTCCTTTGTTGTCTTGCGTCGCCTGGGCGAAAGGCAGCGCGGAAGACCGCCGCGAAGGAGTGACGCGGGGCAATGAATTCCTCCTTTCCATAAGAATGACGCCCTCCCCGGAAGGGAGGACGCCTCAGCTATTCAGGATTGCGATTGTAATGCTATCAACAGAAACGCATAACATCAAGTAACAGGCCGTCACGTCTCGTCACAGATCACTCCATGATGAATCTGTAGCATGCCATTTTTACGGACGATTCTGTGTTCCCGCCACCAATAGACGCCGCAACCTCACCCCACTGCAAGCCGCAAAGGTACCGGAAAACGATCAGTGTGCGGACGAAATCATCATCAATCGTCGATATCCAGTTCTGAATCTCCGCCGCGCTCTCGGCGACCTCTTTTTCCAGAGCCTCTACCCTTTCCCGAGTCATGACGATATTCACGCTCAACGCGCTCACAATATCGCTTGTTCCGGTGGCGTGGGGCATGCCGGTAAGCCGCTGCGCGCCCGGCTCCGCTGCTGCCCGCAGCCTGACCAGTGCTTCCCGAGCGGTCACCAGCTTTTGCACGAGATCGTAGTGCTCGTTTAATCGCTGCAGCGTCATTCGGCTTACCTCCTTTTCGTTTCTTAATGCTCATTGATTTCCTTCTGCCGGATTGGTTTGATGCCCGCCGCCTCACGGATGGCGTCACACACTTTCTTGTGTTCACATCTGATGATGTGATAGATCACCTCGGGCTTGTCGTCGGAATACAGGATCTCTGTGTGGCCAGTTCCACGGAACGCGGCGCAGCGATCACAGATCTCGTCCATTTCAACGTACACAGTGTCATTCCTCCTTCGGATCATCCAGTTTTGGAAGCCCTATGTTTTGCTTGAATCTGAGGCATTCACGCCCTTCCTCGGAAACGGCAAAATCAGGCGGCTTTGTGGCAGCAGACAGCCACCAGTTGTCGTACGGCATCGGCCGATCAATGTCAAAAGCACCATAAAATCCAGTCGGCATTGAATACGGGTTATGAATCCACGGATTTTTCGAAAGTTTCTTTGCGCGCAATTCTTTGTTTTTTCTGATAACCTTGTTTAGCTCCTGCATCGTACCATAGGAAAGAGTTTCGAGACGCTTTTTCAAGTCAGAGACCCACAAATGGCAATCGAAGGTGATGTAAGCCGTAAAATCCTCGTAGTACGGCCGCAGCCCGATCACATTCACGTTTTTGTACGGAACGCGTGCTACCCGCACAAGCTCGGCAATCGCAACGGCTCTGTTGCGCGGCACACGCTGCGCCATGAGCCTCTTGATAAACCTTTTCCGCTTCACAGTTATTCCTCCTCAAACTCTGCTCCGCAGCATTCCAGATAATCCGGCCCGGGCATATACGCCACGAGGACGATGGCGCCGGGATCATCGGAGGCTTCGCAGAGGTGGTCGCCCTCGCCGATGGGCATACGGTGGATGCAGGATTCACAGCCGCTCATGTTGCACCTCCTTCCCCGAGAAGAAGTTGGCCAGATCTGTACACTTCATACAGTGTTCTGCCAGTGTTATCCGTGAGATACGGGAGGAACACCTGATCGATGGGAACATCGCAGCTTTCGATCAGCGCACACTGCGCGAGAATCCAGTCACGTATATTACGCCACGCGGTGCGTTTTGCCTGCTGCTCGTCAGCGCCCTTAACGCGCTGCTTTGTGAATGCTCGAAGCGTACCATCAACAGGGGCCGGAAGGCTAAATCCGCGGTCTCCTACAGGTGTACGAAGCATGAAGGACACGGCAATCGGTTCCCCATCATCATAATCGACCATGATCTTCGCGGCGCCGGCTTTCGCAAGTGCGCCTTGGATCTCGCCGATGGAAACAAACGGGTCTACGTTACTGGTGTAGTTTTTGATAGGCACCCGATCACACCTCCTTTACTCGAATCCGGTGATTCAGCTCGTCCATGTACGCCTCGCCGTAGCCGATGTCGAACGGAACGAACAGATCTTCACCAACAATGGAGCGGATCAGATCGTCGCGCTTCGTTTTGGCGTAGGTCAGCTTTTCGTCTTTGTTTTCATCGGCATCTGCGACATACAGATCGGCGAGCCAGTCCATGGCCTCATTGTAGGCATCGCGGAACGCCTTGGCTCTTCCAGGCCCCATCTGCAGGGCGTTGTGCGCGGCGATGATCGCGGCGTCGAAGCCGATCTGCAGGCGGGCTTTGGTCTGGTTGGCGATCGTCTCGCGGGCGATGGCCTGCGCGATTTTCAGCATGGAGCTTTGCTTTTTAGCCATCAGCTTTGGTCTCCCTTCTTTTGTGTGGGTGTGTCGTTCTTTCTGCGAAGGTCGGGATCTTCTCCTGATAGGAGAACACCGGCGCCGCGTCCGGGTGCAGGCCCTTCCGGATTACTTGGAACACGTCGTAGGCCTGATCGGCGTCTTTGAACTTCCCGACGCCGTAGGAATGGCCACGGCCGTGCAGCTCCGGGAAGATGTATTTCCGAGCCTCGAAAATCAGCGTGTCGGCGCTCTCGCGGCGCTCGCAGTAATCTTCTGCCCTCAAGTCCATGGCGCGATAAGTCAGCTCTTGGAATTGGCCAAGCATCATCCGGCTGTAAAAATCACAGGCCGTCATGACGAGCCGCGCCTGCTCCTCATTCAGAACCAGCTCGAACTTTCTTTCCATTGTCGTTCCTTTCCAAAGGGCACAGAACCGAGCCCTTCAAATTCAGATAATCGTGCGGGATATCCACCCGCTCGATGTGCGTCATGTGGTATTTGCAATCGTGGTTGTTGCAGGCGTAGTGCCCACAGTAGACCTCCTTACTCATCGAGCTCAACTCCTTCCAGAGTGTCGATCACGCGGAGATCATGCCGCCCGCGCACGGTTCGTTTGAGCGATTCCAAGTCATTCGAGAGGACGACATCACGCCACCGGAATGTTTGGACCGGCATGCTGTGATTGCCGAGGATGTTCGGCATTGTATACGGTTCCTTTCGCTGGAGCCGGTATCTAAGGCGTTCTGGCATCATCCGTTGCCTCCTCTCTTGCCGCCCAGTGGCAAATTGTTCTATGACTGACGCCGCAGTATGCAGCAGCCTTCCGCGATGACCACGCGCCAGAGCGGTACTCTTTGATAGCGGTTTTGTGCTTTTCGTCCCATTGAATCGGATGCCTTCCAAACTGAACGCCACGTTCTTTTGCAGCCGCGATTCCCTCAGCCTGCCGTTGCCGGATGAACTCTCGCTCTGTCTGCGCAACATAGGCGAGGATTTGCAGAACAAGATCCGCGACAAAGGCGCTGGTCAGATCCCCCGCGTGGCGCTGCCGCGTATCAAGCAGGGGCATGTCCAGTACATAAATCGCTGCCTGCTTTTTCTTCGTGATGGTTCGCCACTGCTCGAGGATCTCTTCATAGTCACGGCCGAGGCGGTCGATGCTCTTGATGTACAGCGTATCGCCGGGCTTGAGCTTCCGGAGCATTCGGCGATAGCCGGGGCGATTAAAATCCTTTCCGGATTGCTTGTCGATGAAGATTGAGCACTTTTCGACGCCGGCCTCGGTCAGCGCGAGGATCTGCCGATCTTCATTCTGTTCTTTCGTTGAGACTCGGGCATATCCCAAAATCAACGCTGATCACCACCTCATTGTTTCTTCTCGAAGTACGGGCGGAGGAAGGGATCATACGTGGCCATAACAGGCTTCCCGTTTTTCAGAACGGCAAATTCCTCGTGGGTGGTGGCGTCGCAATTCCCGCCGTACATTTTGCATCCCGTCTTTGTGCAAATCGTGTTTTTCTCGGGATCGCACAGATAGAATTTCATTATGTCCTCCTTCAATCCATTCGCATAAGCCGGAAGTGCTTACATGTGTCGTTCGGCACCGTGTAGCAGGGCTTGTCTCGGCGTGACCATACCTTGCACCTTGCGGTGAAGGTATGATCACTTTCGTAGCCTCGGTGGTCATTTTCGAGCCAGTTCGTGCAAAATTCGCACGTTCTGGACACTTTTTGCTCATTCATGAGCATTTTCCGACCGAGAGGGAATGTCCTGCATCTCCGGATGTTTGATCTCCATCCAGAGCGCGAACAGGATGTTCCACGCAGCTGCGCGCAGGTGCGGTTCGTCTCGCTCGCCCTCCATATACCGGGCGAGATGCCGGAACGCCGAATCAACCAGGCTGTGGATCGGGATGCCCTTCTCGCAGTTGCGCTCGCCATATTTCATGGCGCCTTCTTCGCAGTGGCGCGAGACCTCGATGATCGCCGCCCACGGCAGCAGATCCATTCGGCCTTTGCCGGCATGCATATCTCGGACGGCTCCGGTGGAGAATTGAGTGCGATCTCCGCTGTCCTTAATCATCCAGATCATTCCTCCCTTCAAGAGCTCCGATGATATCCTCGGCGGTAAGCCATCCTTCCACGTCCTTCTCGGTCACTGTATCGCCCATGACCTCGATCAGCCCCTGCTCCGCTCCGTATGAGCCGCGATGGCAAACCGCATCCCACAGGCGGGTGCCGTCCTCGTCATAGACGATGATCTGATCGAGCCACGGAACGCCGTGGAAGTAGGCGTACAGGTCATGCTCGTTCGGGTTCCGCGAAAAGATCTCCTCGGGGAACGACTCGGTCTTGCGAGTGAAGATGTACCCGTGCTCTTTGAGGTACTGTTCCAGCTTGTCGAGCTCGGTCATGCGTCAGGCACCTCCCGCCCTTTTTCTCCGTAGAATTCAAGAATAATCTTCTTGTATTCCGCTGCACACGAGGGGCACAAATCAGCAAAATTGACGTCTCTGGTGCTATCCCAACCTTTGGGCGGAGCTTCAAACGCGTTATACCGCGTATATCCGCCGTCCTGCTCATAGCTTCCAGTTTTCAAAACGAACGCCGTAGCCCCGCAGCGGTCGCATGTCAGGAGCTTTCCTTCCTGTTGCATCATTCCACCTCCTCACTTGCCGAGATGATGACTGGCAAATCTCTCAAAAAAAGAGGAACGTCAGTCAAATCTAAGATCGTAGGTTTTTTGCTTTCTTCCACAGCTGCGTTCCGATCAATCAGATCCCCGTGCGGAGGAACATCGCGCAGAGGGCAAGACGGATGCCGTTTGTTGATGTCATACTCGCTCGGCAAGACAAGGCGCTGAACCATAATGCAGTGCGCAGCGCAGGCAAGATCCGCGTTGCAATAGTCGCAGTTTTTCGGGATCTGAACGCCTTTGATCAAAATGTCAGACATCGCGCGCCTCCTGTTTCAACGTCTTTTCCCATCTCTGCTTCTTGCAGGTGGGAGCTGTGGTTTTGCGCGGTCTGTTCGGTCTGCTCCAATCGCCGCCAGATGAATCAGCGGCATGATGCCATCCAGCAGATCGCAGACTCGCGCCGCTTTCAGATTCAAGAATGTATGTGATGATTCTGCTGTATCCGAGCGCGGCGGCTGCTCTGGCGGCTCGTGCGTACAAAAACGAGCAAGCATTGTGTGTCCCATCCGTGCAGAGCCGAACCACTTCGGCAGTCTCTCCGTCATCAAGCATCCGAGAAACAGGGCGAGCGATCTGAACCACGCCGACGAGCTTGTCACCGTCGTATGCGGCGACACGGAATTTGTCTCGGTGGACGGGATCGTGATGGCGATGCAGCCGTTCTACAAAATCGTTCGCGGCCTTCAGCTCAATAGGCCGAGCGGATAACATCACTTCACCTCCCCCGGAGGACTCGGCTTCGGCATCCAGTGCGTCACATGCTGGAACATGCCCCCCTGCAGATCACAGAAGATTTCTTTGCCGTTCGACTCTTTGTAGAAGATGGCGTTCGTCGAGCCTTCCTTCTTGTCGTAGACCCAGACCTCGTCGGAGTAATGGTCAACGGTAAAGGTGCCAAAATCCACTTCTACAGGCTCCGCATACGGCGTAGGAGGAAGATATACGTCAACGCTGATCCAGCGCTGAACATCCTCTCGGAAATACATCGCTGTATTCCCGTGCCTGTCCGTGAGCCTAAACGCCGGCGTCTCCTTCAAATTCAGATCGTTCATCAGGCCGACGAGCTTTTGCCAATCTTTTGCTGCAAAATGAACCAAACCAGAAAAGGGATCAACAGCTTTGAACTCAAGCATCGCAGTTCACCTCCATCTTCATGCCGCAATTCGGACAAAAATTTGTTTTCCATGGTGACGGCGTTTCGCAAGACGAACAATATGGCGTCTTAATCACTTGAGTCTCGCCGTTGATGCCGCCTACCTCCTGCTCGTCAATGAGCCACTTCCCGACATTTTTGTCGGGAACCATTTTGTCGTTGATATGCCGATTGTTCCACGACTCAGCAGCTACAAGCGCAATTGAGCACCAGTCTGTTCTTGCCCCGCAATCAGGGCACTTCACACGAAACGGGAAATCTGGATGTCTCCGGCTGTGCTTTGACAATTTGGGTTCCTTGCAACAGCAGAACGGGCAAGGCTCAAGATCAAACAACTTCACTATTGTTCACCTCCACTTGCGCACCGCATTTCGGGCAGTAGTGCCATGGCCACCCGAACGGAAAGCCGCAGCAGACCTCATCAGTAAATTCTTGGCCGCACTCGGGGCACTTGATTTCCGTGTATTCCTCAATCCACTGTGCCATCGCGGTCAGCCTCCTTTTTCGCAGCCATGAGCTTTTTCACGCATGCCTTGTGGGCGTCGATTTCTTCCCAGAAAGGATTGATACCGAAACGAATGACTTTTCTTTGGATGCGATACGAGCCCAGCTCGTCCCATTTGTCAATTCGCTTCCCACACAAATCACATACCTTTATGCTCGACATCATTCTCTCCCCCTTCCGGTGAGATTCTGGAGATCACGAACGTGAGGCCCGGTTCTGCATAGGCATCGTCAAACAGAGCTTTGCAGAACAGCGTCGCATCATAAAGCGTCATGTCAGAGGCCAGAAGGTTCATGTGGCCGTCATAGACGGCGTATTTGTTCTCAGGCATCGGTGCCCACCTCGTTCCTCGCAATGGAAGCGTTCGCCCACATGACGGCCTGCTCCAGATTGGTGTGCGCCAGAGACTTTTCTCGGCTATCCGGACAAAGCTCCTCGATGACTGCGGCGAGCTCCTTCGCGTGCGCCCGGATCGCAATGTACCGCGCGTTCTGAGATGCTACGGGCTTGTGGTAGGTGTAGATGTTATCAAGGTCTTTCATCGTCAACTGCTCCTTTCATGGTAGCTTCCGCTTCTTCGCGAGTAAGAAAGACGGTTTTGCCGATGTTGTTTGAGCTAAAGATTTCATAGCTTGTGGCCGGTTTCCCGTCATCCAAGAACATGTGTGCAAACATATCAAGCCCGTTTCCGGTCACATAATCGCAGCTGATCTTAAATTCCTGCACAGCGTATTCCCCGCTGTAAGACACTCTCCTTTTTCCGCCAACTCGACCTGAAGCTATTCTATAAACCGTATCGCCCACCTTGCACGGCAGCACAACAAGACGCCCTTCCGATTCAGCTTGCAGCCAATCAGCAATCTTTTTGTGAAACGGCCCATAGCTCCAAGAAGAAAGCTCTCGAATTTCTTCCGAAGTGAGCTCTGGAATAGTCGGAGCAGATCTGATAGCGGAAAACATTTTTCTGCACGGGAAACAGTACTGCTGCGGTTCGCCATCTTCTAGGCACAGCGCACTAATGAGCGCATCGGCATCAATCAGCCGCATTGTCAACCCTCCTCGTGAGGCCGCACCGGCGGCAACGGATAGTGTCGCCATCCCGATCCCAAATGTGCGCCTCGTGTGGGCAGGCAACGGCAGCGATGTGCTCAGCCTCGGCGGACTTCTGATCGTAGAGAGCCAGAGCTTCTTTCACCTCATTCGTGAGATAATCACGCTCGCCCTCCACAACCTCGACCCAGTGCGAGTACACGTTCAGATCGTTCTGCAAGGTGACGTTCGCGCTCGTGAGATCCCGCATCTGCTGACGGTCATGCTTGCCGAGGTAAATGAGGAAGATCAAGGCAGCGATCAAACCGACGCAGAGGACAGAAAGAATGATGATTGCAGTTTTCATTGGTCGGTCTCCTTTCCACCGAGCGACGTCTCGGTGATCGTATAGGCGTTGACGAGCTTATGCATGCAATCGAACGGAGTTTTGGCAGCGGTGTCTCCATCGTGATACCAAACGAAGGCGCCGTCGTCGGTGATGCTCTTGATCTTGCCGATCTCATAGCGGCCTCCGTTCTGATAGATGATGAGCTCGCCAACCGAGAAGCTGTCCTTGTGGAGCGCGGCGTAGGTGTCCTTAATACCAGCTGCGAATCCATCAGACAGGGCTTTTCCGAGTCTCATGATTTCCAAGTGCTCATAGCAGCTGGAATGGAGAATCACTCCGCTAGTCACATGTTCTCCGCAGAATTTACACTTCGGCATCGGAGATCTCCTTTCTGAAATCCTCGGACATCAGAACGATGTCGCGCTGATTCTCTTTGCCCTCAAGGTCGTACTCCACGCGGGCGATGATCTTCTCGACCGGCTTGCCGTCGATCAGAACACGGACGCCGGAGGGAGCTCCGGTGAGGATGTTCACCAGCGCGGCGGTCATGGGGTGCGTGTAGTCCTTCGTAGGCCGCTCGGGAATGATCGTGGCCTTTGGCGGCTCATATTCCTTTTTCAGCGGCGGGCGGTAATCGGGATTGGGATTGGGCACGGGCTTCTGGGCTTCCGGCTTCTTGATGCCGGACAGAACGCTCTTATTTTTAACAGCCTGCACATCGACGCCGAGGCGGTCAGCGATTTCCAGATCAGACAGGCCCTCGGCGTTGAGCGTCTTCAGCTGCTCGATCATGCCTGTCGTCCATTTTGTACGGGTGCGTCTTGTTGCTTTCACCGGCTCGAATCCGGAGAGATCAGGATTATCAATCATTTTGAAATACTCCCTTCTCGTGATTTTTTCAGTGCAGCCATCGCCGGCCGGGCACGGTCGGCAATGGCCAGTGTTGAGGATGTAGATGCAGCAGTTTGTTGACCAGTGATAGCAGGTGCGGCACCGGTCAGTTACTTTTGCCATTCTGCATCACCCTTTCATTTCTTCTCTGCGGTCGTATAGTAGTCTCCGAACCTGCGGCGTCCACAGCGCCAGCAATCGCCCTTTCCTCGCGAGTTTCGGGCGTAGGTGATGTAGACACCTTCCTTCTTCATAGCTTCTCTACACGGAACACACAGGAAGATTTCAGGCGTTTTCTTAATCGCCATCGTTGTCTCCTTTGCTGTGAACAAAGCTCGGGTGAGAGCCGTTCATAAGGCTGATCTCCATGGAACTCATTTCGTAGCCGAGATAGGCGAGCCAGTTGTAGATCAGATTCAGATGGATGTTGATCTCGTACTTCGGGAAGTCGTTCTGGAAGGTGCTGGACACGCACATTTTCCCTTCCGAATCGCCGAACAGCGCATAAGCGAAGATCGCAAATCTTTTTTCGTCCAGATATTCGAGGGCCTGCGCCGCGGTAGATTGCTTCTCGTTGGAATAGCTCATATCCTTGATGCCGAGCTGCGTCTCGATCGTGACGGTGTCTCTGCGGACGCTGTACGAAATGCAGTCAAACGCGGACGCCCAGAGCGCTCCACGCAAGATCGTTTCCCTGTTCTTATTCGTCACGATTAGGTTTTCGATGAACGCCTTGCGAAGCTCATAAGCAGTGGTGGAATCCGTATGCAGCGCTTTCCACGCTGCGGAGACCGCCTTCTCGTGCGCGATTTCCTCAGGAGTTTTCTTCACAGGCTCGGCTCTCTTTGCCTTCTCGAACAGCCGGAGAGAATCATCGTCCATGTAATAAAACAATTCGGTTGGCAGCACCGCGGGCGGTGTGTTGCCTTCCTCTCCCCACTTCGCGATATAGATGTAAGAGCCGATCCGATTGTATTTGCTGGTCCAGGTATCGCTCTGATTGAGCTTCTTCGCCTTGGCGTTCTTCAGCCACGTCTCAACAAGCGGGCGGTTCTTTTTCACCGCCTGATCTTTGAGCGCTCTGTTCAAACCGAACTCGAAGTCGCGAGTGCCCATCATTTCCAGAAGCGCGTTGCGCTCATCCAGATCTTCGACCTTCGCCAGCTCGTCGAAGTCGCCGAGGGAAATCTGACGACCGGAGATCTCGCGCAGTCTTTCTGGATCAAGCTCTGCCATCTTCAGGCGACGCCGCACCGTCGTTTCAGAAAAGCCGGTGCGGTTGGAGATCGTCTGCACACTGTGGCCCATGTCGAGCATCATCTGGAAGCCCTGCGCCTGCTCGAAATAGGTCAGATCGGAGCGCTGCATGTTCTCGATCAGCATGGTTTCCTGCTGCTGATTCGGCGGCATGATCACGATGCTGCACGGCACGGTTTCCTCTCCGGCCATGGTCGCAGCGGCGAGGCGCCGGTGTCCGATCACGACGACATAGCGGTCGTCTTCCTCGGGCTTATCTTCGAGGAACGCCTTTCCGGTGAGCTCCGGAACGCAGCAGATCGGAACCACAGTGAGGTTCTGCAAGATCCCGTTTCCCTTGATGCTCTCGCAGAGCTCTGTCAGATCTCCAAGTTCTTTGCGAGGGTTGCCCGGGTGCGGGATCAATTTTTCAATGGGAATGTAATTGATTTCTGCCATGGTCATTGTCCTTTCTCAAAAGAATGTGAGTTGACCACGATCATCAGCGGAATAGGATTCGATCAACTCAACTGGGGCCTCTGGCACAGGCGCTGCGCTTTCGCAGCGTTCCGGTTCAGCCTGCTGCGCTTTCGCAGCGCCCATAGCCATGAGATCCATTCGGGTATAAAGCTGACGCCCCTGCCAAATCGGGGAGAAATACATCGGCGTGTACCAGATGTCGCCCTTGTCCACAGGAATGAGCCCGCGCTTGTCAATGCTGGTAGTCGGATCGGTGATGCTGTTCGCGATCTTCACATATCCGGCGCAGCCGAGCAGAGAGAGCGCGATATAGCACATACAACCGACCGTGTAATCAATGTCCTGCGCTACGAACAGCACCGACTCTTGGTAATTCACGCCCTGCGCCAGGCACTCATTTGCAAACGCCACAAGCAGAGCACCGGCACCGCAGGCGCAGTCCATGCAGCTGATCCAGTGATCACGCTCGATTCTACTCCGGATGTTATTTTTCTCCGTAAGGCTCGCCATAGCCCTGCACACGCTGTACGGCGTGAAGAACTGCCCGGCGTGATCGTTGCCCATTTCCAGAGCCATGTACATTTCACCGAGGAAATCCTGATCGGGGTTCTTTTCCATACCGATCACAACTTCGGAAAGGATCTGAGCGAAAACCTGCAATTCCATTGAAGTGTACTTAGATGAAATCTGCAGATACATCTTTTCACGCTCTTCGCGGTGAACAAGATCGACCGTATTGGAGATTGCGATCGCGGCCATCACAACGAAGTCCTGCCACAGCGAGTACATGGAGTACCGGCCGTTAAAACTGTCGAACAGCTTGACGATCTGCTTCTGATTCGCTCCTTGGACGAGGCGTGCAGCTTTTCCCATAGGCGCTTACCCGTTCCTCAAGCCGCAGTACGGGCAATACTTGGCCTCGCCATCAAACGGGCTGTGGCCGCCGGCCTTCGGATACCACGTGCTGCCGCAGCGGGAGCACTCGATCTTTGCCTCAGCGATACGCTTGGAATAGATGCGCCCAACATTCATGATCATGAGCGCGTTGGCGTAGTTTCTGCCACCGAACATCCAGCCGCAAAGGCGATCCTCGATCCAGATGCGGATCCTCTGAAACAGCCGCATGATCAGCCCTCCAAGAAGTCAGCAGACAGCTCATCCATGTCCACGCTGCCCGGCGCGTCGTCGTCATACTCGGTGACGCTCTCCGTCTCGGGGGCGCTGTCGTCCTCGGGAACCTCGGGCAGCAGGCGGGAATCAATGCCGTCGGCGTCAGTGACGCAGCGGTAAAAGTGGCGGACCCAGAACAGGCACATCTTCTCGAAGATGTTTTCAACCTTGGTGCGGAGCGTTTTGGAAATCGGGAACCGGCCGCCGGTCACCGTGCGGATGCCGTCTTCGCTACAGGAGATCGTGATATAGGCGTCCTGCGGGATGCGATCCTCATCGCCGGCAGCCTCGAGCATATCCAGCTGCTCTTCCATGCCGGAGTTCGGGCGGATCGTGATGGTGATCGGATACTTTGCCTTGAAGGAATAGACCAGCTTGTGCTCGTCGCAAATGCCCGCGAGCTTTTCACGCTGCTGTTTGAAGGCGGAAATTTCAGTCATGATGTTCTCCTTTCGTTCTGTGGAGGATCAGCAACACGCCGTATCTCTCCATGATTTCATAATCTTCGAGGTCTACGGGCGTGACGTATTTACGCCCGTAGATCTTCTTCATGTCATCCCATACCGCGAACGGAACGCGGTAGGTTTTGCCGTTGCTGCCGAATCCGGCGAGCACATAGCACTTTGCTCCGAGCTTGCTGTGTCTGCGGAGATAGTCGAGCTGGTTGTCAGTGACCTTCGACCGGTAAAGTTGATTGCCGGTCGTGTGCTTTGCCTCGAGCATGACCGAGATCCCGCCGGGCGCTGTGCCCTGGTAATCCGGCTGTGCTCGATGCGAAAACACGCAGATGAACTGTCCTTTCTCCAGCGGGCGGATGATCTTCATGGGCTCCGGCGTCTTCTCGATGACCGCAAGACCTTTCGCCGCGTAGTAGGCGAAGGCGTCATCCAGACGGCTTTCAAATGCCTTGCCGGTTGCCCGAGCGATCATGCCCTGCACTCTATGTCTCGGGTCTTTCCTGGGAGCGCTCATCCGAAAATGCCTCCCCAGAAACCACCGAACAGCGTCAGCGCAATGCCGATGACGAACTGGAAGATCGCTTGCTTCATGCTGATCGCCCACGTTTCCAGAGCGCCGGCCGTGCCGATCATGAGCCCGAAGCCGATTAGGATCAGCACCGCGCCGATCTTAAGTCGCGTCGTTCTTTTCATCATCGGCCTCCTCAATAGCAGAAGCAGTGATTCCCGATCCAGCCCCAGACATTTGAGCGTCCGTTCTGACTGCACGCGAAGTAAAGCACCTGCTGCGGCAGGATGTTCGGGCCTGTCAGAGCGGCGGCCACAGCGTCATACTGCGTCTGTGTCGGGCTGGTGTATAGGATCTGCCCGGCGGGAGAAAACTGTCCGGGATCATAGATCACGTCATACACGTTGTTCGGGTACAGCGGGGAAAGAACTCTGTTAAGTACGACCTCGGCTACGGCCTGCTGTCCGGAGAAGGATTCCCCGCGAGCCTCGAGGTAGACCAGACGCGCTAGCGTCTCAATCTCGTCGGCGTTCAGATAATCGGAACCGTACCGACCTTGTACAGGCTGCGGCGTGAACGGGATCTCTTCCCTCGGCGTAAGCACACCGATCTCGGATGCGGAGAGCACAGCCGCTCCGGCGTCTTCCGGCTCCTGCACAGGTTCCGGCGTCGGCGTTGGCTCCGGCGGATCGGTCGGTCGAGGCGTCAGATCTGCATTGTCAGCTCGCCGGATCTTCAACGGCTCAGCTGACAGCGTATCGGTCTGTGCAGCCTCAACGGTTTCCTTGGTCAGATCCGGTGCGCGAGCCTCGGAGATCCGTCCTAAGATAATCACCGCGAGGATGATGGCCACGACCACCAAAACGAGAACTTGGATTCCTTTATTTTTCATCATGTGTATCTCCTTCAAGCAGGGCGCGAGCCCATGCTGTCTTTTGTTTTCGTGCCGCTTCCCTGCGGCTTCCTCCGGCGAACTTGATAGGAACGCACATTTCGAGGATGCGGTCATAGATTCTGGCGAGATCCAGAGACCCCGGTTCTTTCAGATCTTTCAGAGCGAGGTTTGTCGTGACGATCAGAGGCTTGCCGGACTTGTACCGCACATCGATGATGTCAAACATCACTTCACGGGCGAACTCTGTCTCGCGCTCGGCGCCCAGATCGTCGATCACGACAAGGCTGAATCTCGAAAGACTGTTGATGTAGGAAACGCGATCCTCTTTGAACATTCCGGTCAAGCCGCTGATGATCATTGGGATCGAAGTGAAGAGAACCGGGAGCTCACGATCAAGGACGGCATTGGCGACGCAGGCGGCGGCGAACGATTTTCCCGTGCCGACCCCGCCGAACAGGAGCAGGCCGATGTTGCCCTTTCGCATCTCCGGCCACTTATCGGCGTAGCGCTTGCACTTCTGCAGCTCCGGCGTCATTTCCGCTGACTCGAATCTGTGATTCCGAGCCGCAGGATCGTTGATGCCGGAGATCCGCAAGCGGTTGATCTCCGCGAGCCGCTCCCGCCGAGCTTTGTCTTTCTGCTCCTGCTCGTACTCTGCCTGGAGGCAATCACACATGCAGAACACAACGATGGGCAGAGT